GAAAGTCCTGTCAAGTTGTTTTCGGACAGGGGTTCGATTCCCCTCAGCTCCACCAAAGCAGAGCCAGACGAACCACAGCGGTTCGTCTGGCTTTTGTCATGCTCCGTCGGTCTACATGGTCAGCGGCGTCTTCGTGCTGGTCTGCCCGCTCGCGCGGAGGACATGAAAAAAGGGGACTACCGTACACGGATTTGTGTGCGGTAGTCCCCTTTTGTGATTATCTCACTGAATCCGTGATAATCTCCCGAATCCATGCGAAATCGTAGAATATACGGTAAAATCTACCGTAAAGGAGCATGGCATATGATTAGGATTTTACTATCCACGCGCCTCGGCGAAAGGCGCTGGACGCAAGCAGACCTCGCCAGAGCAACCGGTATCAGGCCGTCCACGATCAACGACCTGTACCACGAGATTGCGGAGAGGGTAAACCTTGAGCATCTCGATCTGATCTGCGAGGCGCTGGGCTGCGAATTGTCCGATCTGATAGTCCGAGAGGAAAATCCAGATATACGGGTCAAATCACGCACCGGCGCAGACATACATAGCAAGCGATAGGCCTGCTCCCGAAGCCTCGGACACTTACCTGTCCGGGGCTTTTTATATTTCCTCGCCGTCTTGCGTAACAAAGCGAATTTCCACAGTGCAGCCGAGTGCAGCTGCCAGTTCTGCGATGTCCTTTTCTGTGAAGTTCCCTCGCGTCATTTTGTTGGACAGGTTTTGCCGCGTCTGGCCGGACGCTTCGGCCAAGTCCCCCATTGTCACTTTCTGACGCTTCATAATCAGCCGAATCTTTTCGGCAACAGAGAGCCCCATAGTCTCACCTCCTCATCTCGTACTATACACCTAAACGTGTCGCTTGTCAAAAACTTTTTTACAATTTTCACGGAAAAATGTAAAATAACCGTTGACAAGTGACACGAATTAGTGTAATATATGCTTGTGAGGCAGAGGTGAACAACCTCTTACGAAAGGAAGTGAGGACATGACCGAGATGAACGTCACCGAGGCTCTGCTGAAAGCGATCCTCGAACTCATCGAGAAGTGCGAAACGCTCGAAGAACTCAGAGCCAGCGTCAAGCGCATCATGGGTGAGTAAATAAAAAGAGTAGCGGCCCCTTCCACAGACCCGCTACTCAGACACCCCCGAACGAGGCGAGCGGGAAGCCTTACTCCCGCCGCCTTGATTATAACCGAGTAAGGCAGAAATATCAAGGAGGAACACAAAATGATGATGTCCGAATTTATCGAGCGCACTGGCTTCGAGCCGACCGCCAGCGAGTATGCGAAGATCGAAGAAGCCTACTACGATTTCAACGGTAACAAAGACGAATTCTGCAAGGCATTCGTGAAGAACGGCGGCGAAAAGAAAATCTACGAGGCAAGGGCCGAAGAAATTGCGCAGCTCAAGAGCGAGTTGGTCGAGATGGAGAAGCAGCACAAGGCCGAGCTGGAAGCCCACGAGAAGCAGATCGCCACGCTGACCGCAGAGCTGGACCGTGAGCTTGAATGGAAGCCCAGCGACGGCACCGGCACGAACATGACGCAGGAACGCTACGAGCACCTCGCCAACTGCGGGCAGGCCATGTCCGACGAAGAAGCCAAGAAGTTTATCGCAGACGAATGCGGCTTCGCCCCTGAGAAGATCACGATTCTGCACGAGGTTAATACCTACGAGGTCAACAAGCATCGCCTCCTCCGTGTGGCTGGCACCTTCGACCGCGCGCCCATGTACGAATCTACCGACTGGAACTACATCCGCTTCGACTGCGCTTTCTTCATGTATGAGTTTATCAACGGTCAGCTCTGCTTCTACACCTGCTAAGTTTTCGCCCGCCCCGGAGGTTACGAGGGCAGAAAGGTTCGTCATGAAAAAGCTGATTTATTCCACCTTCCGCGAAGGTTACGGCACCGACCAAATCCGCGAGACAATGACCGTCGGCGAGCTGATTGATTTCCTTTCGCAATACGACGAAGACACGCCGGTTTACCTGAGCTTTGACAACGGCTACACCTACGGCGGCATCACCGAGGGCCGCTTTGAAGAAGATTACGGGGAGGGAAACGAGGATGAATGAAATACGCAGCAAGCACGATCTTCGTCTGGCATACGAGCTATTGAATCTGCTGACCGGCCAACCGGGATTCGACCCGTGCTACCTCAAAACTGAAATCAGGGCCTATCTGAAATCCGACGGCGTGCTTCCCAACTTCGGCCGAGAGCGGCGCATCATCCGCGATGATGGCATCGACGGGTATCTCGAACTGGTAGAGCTGCCGGAATCGGTTACTACCGAGCCCGATGCGCGCGATTACTTCGAGGCCTGCATCGAGATCAGACCGATGCCGTCCATCTACGACTGCACAGGACGCGCATTTACCAGCTGGTACAAGCTGTTCAAACGGCGCGGACACTACTTCGCTTACCACGACGTAAGTTTCGACGTGTGAAAGGAGATACTATGAAGCTTTTGAAAGACCGTCAGGCTATGGCGATGGCCTGCAATTTTGGAAGGTACCCCGTCCTCAAAATCGACCTCGCGGATTCGGATGAATACGGGCTCAAGGGCTGCCGCATCCGCATCGACGCCGGAGAGTTCCGCGACGGCTCCCCGTACATCATCGGTGCAACCATCCGAGCTTATTACGACGAGCACGTACTGACCACCAGCTCAGATGTGTGCTGCCTAACGAACGATTTTACCTACCGTGACTATATCGACACCGTAGAACGAGCACAAGCCCCGCTGATCGGGCCGGATCAGGACGTTGTAATTGCCATTTACGACAGCCGCACGAGGACGGCATTCGCACCGGCTATCGTTCATACTGCGCCGCGCGTATCTCGCCAGTGCTCGACACCGCTCTCCTTCGTGGACGCGGATATGTCGCTGTATTTGCGTGCAGCTGGATTCAAAGTTGGAGAGGAGAATGAAAATGGATAAGGTCTTGAACGAGAACGAAGCCAGAGCGCTGATCGAGCGCTTTGCGCAGAAGCAGCAGGGCGGGCATTTTGCCTGCCCCCGCTGCGGGAAGATGGCGATGGACGCGGAGAGCGTCACGCGAAATGCCCTAAGCCGCAGGGCAACTGTCTATATCTGCGATGCCTGCGGAATGCAGGAGGCCTTGGAGGATATGATGGACAGCATAACTCCGCTGACCGCATGGGCTATCGTCGCCGCGCCAGAAAACTGGCGCATGGAGGAAGGAGGCAGTGAGTGTGAAGCGTGACGACGAGCTGATGTTCTACACAGAGTGCTGGCGTGAGCTACAAAGCTTTCTATCAGAGGTCGTGCTGGATAACACGGGCGAATATCCTTTCGCGCAGGATGTCTTGAATCTGATGCGCAGTATCGAACGGAAATATGAGAGGTGCTAATATGAGCAAATCTTGGACACCCGACGAGCTGGCCGCTGCCAGTGCCGCGATGAAAGCGGAGGGCCACATGAGCTACGAGGAATTCTGCGCCGCGCCGGTGCTGCGGTTGGAGTATCGCGGCCGCGACAGCTGGGACCGGCCTGTTTATGAGTGTGATGGCAGGCTCTATGTCGATGTTGACCCGCGCCGGAGCAGACCGGCGGACATCTGCACGAAGCAAGGCAACGCCTTTGACGGTGAGCCGTGCGACCCCGTGCCGGAGGGGACCATCATCGAGTTTGTTCCGGAGCGGGACACATGGAATTTCTGAAATAAGAGAGGTAAATGGCACATGGAGAATCTGAGAGAAAAATTACTGCATTATGCTGACGATCTCAGCGAGAATGTGAATATGAAAGAGGAAGCAATCGCATCAATCGAGAATAGTGTCGAGTACATGAGCGAGGATGTTCTGCTGCATCACAGCCGCACACTTGCAATTGCATATCTCGCACTGACAGAAGAAGCAAAAGCGCGCAAAGCGTCAGAGACATACGGGCGATGGCTGGATGGTCGGTGTACCGTTTGCGGGTGGGAGGAGCCGGACGAGGTTGGGTATGATGGCTGCGAATTAGAACCGTGGGAACATACAGGTTATTGTCCCAATTGCGGGTCAAAGATGAAAGCAGAGTAATCGCGCCGCGCGCAAAGCCCTCTCTCGCCGCCGTAGGCGAGTTGCAACGCTACCTTTGCGGCGCGGGAGGGTAGACGCCCACCCAAATGCGAAAAGCGCTCCTGCGCCACGGAAACGCGATTTGTGCAGAAAACAGAAAAAGCCCCCTCGACAGGACGGTAAAATCCTGCGAGGGGGCTTTTGCAAACAGTTTTGCTAACACTTTGCTTATCGATTTAGATTGCTGGGCTGTCGATGCTGTCATCGTTCTGCTGGAAGTCTTTGGCCTTGGCGGATTCAAAGGTGATCCCGCCGCGCTTGTGATCGGACTTGGCAAGAGACAGATAGCCATTCGCGCCGGCAATGATGACTGCCTCGCCGACGCCGGTTGCGGCGGTCAGCCATGCAGCAGTGGCGGTATAGCCGCTCTTGATGCACAGGTACATGAGGACCAGGCATTCCTGCACGATGATGAAACCGGCGAGGATGGCCAGCAGGCACACGACCTTGCTCCACTCGATCTTGCGCTTCTTCGCGGCTTTGCGCTTGCGCCTGTGCTGCGCCATCAGACCAGGCCGAACTTCTTGGCGAAGCGGTAAAGGACGGTCACGAACTGCTCGCGCGTCATCATGTCCTCCCACATACCGTTGAACTCGCCGGAGCTGCTGCCCTGAACGATGCCGTTCTCAACGGCCCACTTGCGCGCGTCCTCCGAGTAGGCGGAAGCGTCATTGTCCTGAAGCTCCTTGCGCATTTCGCGCCACAGCTCCTTGAATCTTTCAACATCCATATCGCCATCCTCCGTTTCTCCGGCTGCACCCAGCCGGGCATTGACGTCTGCCGCGATCTGGCCGTGATGCTCATACAGCCAGTTGCCGGGGCAGGATTTGTTGGCGAACCACCGATGCACGGTCATGTTCTGCTTATCGACCTGACCGATCAGCGACTTATCCCCGCGCCAGAGCAGGCGCTTGATGCCGTTGCGCTGGCAGATGTCCACCAGCAGGTCAATGAGGGACTTATAGGCCGCATCCGTGATGGGCCACGGCTCACCGATGGCACAGTTGGCCACTTCGATGGTCACGGCACGGTTATCGTTGCTGCCGCTGGACGTACACCAGCTCCGATTGGCTTCATCGACATAAAGACCGATGCGCCCGTCGCTGCCGATACCGTAGTTGCTGCTGGCTTTCCGCGCCGAATTGGCGAACAGCTCGCCGCAGCTCTCCACACTCAGATTGCCAGCCATGCAATGAATGCTGATCGTGTCGATCACATGATTGCGCTTGCCGGAATGGTTCGGGCTGAGCTTGGTGTAATTTACGAGGGGGCTGTTACTCATAGCGCGCCCTCCCGTCAGGGCGTGGTGCCGACGATTGGCTCCACAACTTCGCCGATTGTGAGCAGCCCCTTATTAAGCTCAAACACGGCTGCTTCGATCAGTGCATCGAGTTTGCTTTCATCGACGGTGACGCCGTGCTTGCGCAGCCAATCAATGACGTAAGCCTTCTTCTCCTCGCCGCGGCCGCTGCCGGCATAGATCTGTTCGGCAGCGGTGACGGCAATGCGCACCCACGCATTGATCTGCTGCTGCTGGTTGGTGGTGGTGCGGCTCTTGATGTACGGCACGACAAATGCCGTAATGATCGCAGCAATGAGAGCTGCGACGGCTTCGACGATAGTGGTGATGTCGAACTGCATAAAATGTCCTCCTTAGTCCCAAAGGGCGTGAACGCCCTGTTTTGACAGAAAGTCTTTCTGTTCGTGTTTGACCTTGGCCGCATAGTCCAAGGCCGCGTGCATATCGCCGTTGCAATGGGCGTCGGGGATGCGCTGCACCGCTTTTGCGGTCGCTTCGCCCAGTGCAATGGCAGCGGAGCTGGACCGGATCACCAGCAGGAGCATTGCTTCGCGCGCGTCCTCCCGATCTTCCACGTCCTTTTCCTGCTTGGAGATGCGTCGCTCCAGCTTCCAGACGACAATCCCCATGATTGCCGAAGGAATGCCCATCGCGGCGATAAAGGCCAAAACAAGCTGGCCGACATCAAGCGTGATGCTTCCCATCGGGCCTTCCTCCTTTTTCGAGTACCCCCGCCTTTGCTTCGCAGATCGGGCAGACCTGCCGTCCCTCCGGCACGGGAGCACCGCAGCATACACAGTAATCTTCCATAATTGCCTTTCCAACGAAAAAGCAGTACCGCCGAAACGGTACTGCTTTCGTTTTGATTTACTCGCTCAGGTTGTCGGGAACTTCGTCGGCACCGAGAATCGCGGAATATGCACCCTGCGATTCCTGCACCGCCCGCCGTTCCTCTGCGGTCAAACAGTCGGCCTCCTCCAGCGCGAAAGCCAGTTTGCGGATAAGCTGTGACTGCTGCTCGACCAGTTTGCATAGTGCTTCGATAATTTGCAGGTTGGACAACCCACCGCCCCCCTTCGGCTGCAATTATAGCAAAAAGGGTGGCGGCGGGTTGCCGTGGCGGAAGAATATAACGCTATGCGTTATTCCTCCTCGGTGACGAGTTCTTCCATGCCGCTGTCGATCAAGATCTCCTTGACCTTAGCCTTAAGAAGACGGGGGACCTGCGCATAGGTCTTCTTGCCCAGCATGATCTGCTGCGCCCAGAGCATAGCCATCATATCAGCACCTCCTCTTTTTGAGAATAAAATAAGCGCACAAGCTTGAAGCCTGTACGCATATTTCCAGATTGTATCACGCATAGACGGTCTCCGACATTTCAAGCACGCATTCCATGAGCATCGTATTGGTTTCCTCAAGCTCGGCCACCTTTGCGGTGAGCTGCGCGCGCGTCAGCACCTCAGTGTCGGGGTCGTCCGGCGGAGCGGGATTTTCGTCCTCGGGGTCAGAGTCTTTGAGCTGCTCATACTCTGCGACACCGATGATGTAAGCGGTGTGCGTCAAACCGGGTATCGGTTCTTTCCCTTCGAGCAGGTACGCCACCGCATTATTGGCAGAAAGAATGCCCTGCGCGTGGAGCGCGGGGCATTGGAGAAGCAGTTTGTTTCTGCTTTGATATTTGATATAGACCGGGGTTTCGATTGCTTCCACGGACGAGAGCTTTCCGTCCGCGTCAAGCACTTTCAGGTAAATCATAATAGAAGTCCTCCGTAAACACGAACAGCTCGTCGTATAGCTGCCCCATGGATTGTAGTGTGTGCCAGGCATCGAAGCGTTCCGCATGGCTGCGCCAGCTCTGCCACGATGTCCAGACATCCTCGCGGGTGATCTCGCCCGCGTCCAGCTTTCGGCGCAGCTTTTTCAGCTTGCGCCGCATTTTGGTGATGCCCTTGCGGGGCATCTTCTTGACGATCTTGCCGGTCGGCGTCAGGAACACACGGATTTGCAGCCATGTGAAGCCGTGGGCCAGTTTCACGATCTGCGTCTTTTTCGGATTCAGGGTGATTTCCAGCTTATCGCAGACCTCCTGAACCAGTGAAAGGCACCGCTGTAAATACGCCTTGGATTCATGGATCAGATATCCGTCGTCCATATAACGCGCGCTGGCGTGGATGCGCAGCAGCTCCTTGATGGCATGGTCCAGCTCGTTGGCGCTCGCCAGCGCGAGCACCTGACTGATCTGGCTGCCGAGGCCGAGGCCGATCGGGCCAAACATCCGGACGAAGTGACCGATGATGCGGATTAGCCGCCGGTCGGTGAAGTTCTTCCGGATGATGCGCTCAATGACCGCGTGGGAAACGCGGTCAAAGAACTTGGAGAAGTCGAACAGGAGAATATACCCCTCCTGCCCATGCTTGCGGTAATGCTCATGGAGATGCTGCCCCAGGCGCCGGACGGCGAAGGAATAGCCCTTGTCCGTCATGCTGGCTCCGTTGTCGTGGATGAAGGTGCGGTGAAGCATCGGCACGAGCGCGTTGTCGCATAGGCAGCGCTGCACGACGCGCTCGCCGATGATGGTGCTGCGGATGTGGCGCTTTTTCCCGCGCTCGACCAAGTCGAACTCGAAAAAGCCTGGGCTTTTGTACGTTCCCGCCATCAGTCGCCTGTATGTCTGATAGACATTCAGCGGAGCCGTGGCAATGTACTTTTGCACGCTGGCTTTCCACGCCACATTCTGCCTGCACTTTCGGTACGCCTGATAAAGATGCGCGAAAGAAAATACCGCGTCGTAGTCATCGTACTGCGCGCAGTTTCGCGCTTTCTTTTCTGCACGGAGGGCCACCCGGCGTTGGTAGCGGCCCTCCCTCCGTTCTGCACTGGTCATAAAAATCTCCCCTCCACCCCGTACCGCTGTCGGCAGGTTGCAGTAGCGGCGTAGCGTCACCGGGCATGAAACGCGGAATGACCTGCAATCCGCGCCATGCAAGAAGCGTCCGCCCGGACGCATCAGGGCGTATATTTACCTTTCGGACGGTCATGCGCTCCTTATCTCCTTCGATGTCTGCTTTCGCCTTGAAGGTTACTCGGTCTGCACGGAGAGGAGCCCCACACGAGGGAATTGCTGTTGCTCGCGTTGTTGCTGTTCACGTTGCCGTTGCTGTTCACATTGCGCCAGTTCGTAACGGAGGTAGGATCAGGAGAGCCCAACCACCAGTTCACAGCAGAACCCCAACGATCTCATTCAGCGCGTGACCTATGGCAAATCCTTATAGCGGGATTTGTCACTTTTCAGCAGCGCCTTGATGAGCTTCATTTCGGTATCGACCAGCTCCATCCAGTGCTCCATGATGTTGGCGTCAAACCGGAACAGCTCATAGGCGACTTCCACCTGAGAGATCAGATTCTGAAGCTCAGCCAGCGCTTGCAGGAAATAGTCCCTGCGGAGTTGCACTTCATGCTGATTGGCAGGATAAATGCTGTTGCCGCGCTTCACATCCTCATAGATCCGTGTAGCAACCGCCGCAAGCGGCTGACTGACGTAGAAGGTGTACCGCTTCGGAAAGCCGACACACTTCTGGACCGTGTAGATTTGCAGCTCGCGCGCCGTGTGCAGAAATTGCACCTCCGACACTGAACGAGCACTGCGGATGACAGACATATACCCCACCCCTTTCAGGCCGTGTTATTGTAGCACCGCCGGACCTGCCGAAAGGAAAAAGGGAAGATTATAACGGAATACGTTATTTTTGAAAAAATAAAAATCGCGCGGCCGCTTACGCGGCATAGTGTTTACCCGCGCACAGCGCGGGGTGCTCCATCTGCGCCCCACAAAGGGGGCGCAGATAGTGAGAGCATGGATTAAAAATTTAAGCCCCACACGAGGGAATAGCTGCCGCTCGCGCTGTAGCTGTTCACGTTGCCGTAGCTGTACACAGCGCGCCAGTTCGTAACGGAGGCAGGATCAGGAGAGCCCAACCACCAGGCCACAGCAGAACCCTCGCCGTTGAAGGTCTTGCGGATACGGCTGTTGTTGTCGGTGAAGCAGGAGAAAGTGATGTTGTCAGCGTCCGGATCGACCTCGTTCTTGTACGGAACGGCCGTAGCGCCGTCCGCCTGAACTTCCGCATACACGGGAATCGTCAGGTGGCAATTCGTCGTCACGATCTCCGGCGACATATCGCCCACGGACGACCTGCGCTGTACGAGCTTTGCGAGGGACTGCCAGTGCAGCGGCAGATTCGGGAATACGACCGTCTCCAGATAGGTGTTGATGTCGGATTGCGGATAGCCGCCGGTGTTGATGTTGGTGGTGTGGTGCTTATAGGGAGCGGTCATCGCGCCGACCATCAGAAAGAACGCCTTTGCCATGCCGCTGCCGTCCGCCAGCTTGAAATGGTTGATGTCCGTGAAGCCGAGGATGATGGACGTATCGGCAAACGCCTTGGTCGGCGTGACCATCTTGATCTTGTCGCCGATCTCGAACCACGAGCTTGCCTGTCCGGAATTGATGATGCCGGCGAACTCACCAAGCGTGTATGCACTCTTGTCGTTGGGATCATCAGAATACAGGTAGTCGTACTCTGTCGGCTTTGCTGCCGGGATGCTGGCTGACTCGAATTGCGCATAGGTGTCAATGTCTGCCTGCACATTCGTTGTTGCAACGCTCCATCCGGTAAAGATGTCATTCCCGGAAATGTACGGAATGGCTCCGGTGTATTCGCCGTTGTCGTAGACTTCGACCGTCGAGGTCTGAAGCAGCGTCAGACCGTTCCACCACTTGACCGTATACATTCGCGGCGCGTCGGAATAGGTTGCTGTCACTTCGAGATCCTGCGTGATGTAGGTGATCGCCTTGTCCCACGCCGCAAAGGTGAACACCTTGTCTACGGTGGGCGGCTTGGTGGGAGTGGTGATCAGCCCCTCAGTCACAGGATTCTTCGCGTCGCCGTACTGGCGGACGCGCTGGGTATTCAGTACCGTGCCGTCGTAGTTCTTGAACGTGACGGTAAAGGTGCTCAGCAGCGTGTTATAGGTGACGGTCAGCTCAGGGAACGCCGCATTGATCGTGTCCAGCTCGTCCTGCGAGAGCATATAGACATAGCACGCGCCGGTCAGCACAAACTGCGTGATATTGTCGCCGTTGGCGTCAAGACCTGCGAGCGATGCCAGCCGGAGCAGCAGATCGGCGTTGTTGAGGGACCAGTTGACGCCCAGCACACGGCCGCGGGTGAGGCTTGTCGCTGCCATCAGCATGGATTGCGTATCGACCGCGGCGGAGCAGCCCTCGATCCACACGGACTGGAGTGCATTGCCGACGGAGAAGGTTTCCACGTTGGCAAGGTCGCGGGCAACCAGAGTGCGGATGCTGCCGAGCTTGGCAATCTTCACCGGCGAATTGCGGGCAAAGGTCACGCCGGTCACGCCAGAACCTTCCGTATACAGCTCCTTGAGCGCGGTCAGCGCAGACAGGTCAAGAGCCTGCGTGAGCTGCGGCGTGCCGCGCAGGTCGATCTTCTCCATCATGAGGTTTTGGCCGAACGAGATAGAGGTCATGGAGCCGTTGGCATAGCCGACCTCGCCGCTGCCCCCGATAAACTGTTTCAGCCGCGTGGCCGACGCCAGCTCCGCGAGCTTGGAATACAGAGCAGCCAGCGAACCGATAGAGGACAGGCGGGACGCGGAATAGATGTAGGTTTCAAGGTCGTTGAGCGACGCGCCCTCCGGCAGCGTCACGTCGTAGGATTGCCCGGCCTTTGCGCGGATACGCTTTGTGCCGGCATTGCCGTATTTGACCGTGATGTACACATCAGAGAACGGAACGATATCCGAAATGTCACCGCACGGCTCAACGCCGGCCCATTCATCCGGTGCGTTGGTACGCAGAGAAATGCGGTCGGCGGTGGATACGCTGCCTCCGTACTTAGATGCAATATATGCTTCCTGGTCTTCCTCGAACTGCCGCAGCTGATCTTCCTTTGTGCCATAGGCAATATTCAGGAATCGAACTTCTCCCTTATGGATATAGGGGGCAAGATACTTTCCCCATGCGTCCTCGGCCATCAGCGCTTCGGGACGCGTAGATTGGTGCGATTTCCACTTTGCGCAGATACGTTTGGCGTTCCATGCACCGGCGGATTCGCGATCTTTGTACATAGCCACCAGCTGAGAGAACAGCAGGTCGCGGACATTGCACCACAGAACGCTGTCGCTGGCGTTGAACACCTTCGCGGCTCCGACAGAATCAACATCCTCAAGACCATAGGTGAAGGTCATGCCGCCGGAGTTGTCATTTCCGCTGAAGGTGTCGTTGTCATAGTCGCAGCGGAACGTCCAGCGATAGCCCTGCACGTCGTTGAAATATTCATAGCTGACGAAGCAGTTTTTTGCACGGTTGTCCACCAGCAGATGCCGTTCGGTGAATAGGTAATGATACTCAAGATCACCCTCGTGGAAGTAGTTGTAGACCTCGGCCTTAAACTTCGCTGCGCGGTAAGCCACCGTGTCGGCAGCATACGCCACGCCGTCATAGGTCACGGGCTGCTCCAGCGTCGTGCCGGTCGCGGCCGTGCGGTCGGTGGACACGACCCACGAAAGGAGCTGCTGCCAACGAGACTTCATGGCGTCGGTAGGGCTCTTGGGGAAGCGGAACTCGAAGTTGCCGCCCTTCCATGTTTCACCGGAAAGGTCGTCGGATTTGAACAGACACTGCGGGTTATTGTTGTTCATGATCTCAACGCAGCACTGCTCGGGATAAACGCTGTTGTCCTGCCCGAACACGGCAAGGTTTTTCTTGCTGTTGTTCAGGTCGCCAACGCCGTACATGATCGTCTCGCCGGGTTGCACTGTGCGTGCGCCGACAGAGATTGCAGTCGTGGTGCTGTTTGTGAAAAACACCGCGCAAGGATGGCCCTCCACTGTATCGCGCACCTTGGGGTTCGCTTCACGGGCAGCGCACAGGTTGGGCTGGAACGCGTTGTACTCATCAACGGCGCAGACATTGTTCGCATTCTCGCTCGATGCAACATTCAGCTTGACGTTTAGATAGTCCACGGGGATGCTGTTCTCCGTCATGGCATACCCGCTTATGAACTCGCCGTTGCCGTTCGTCCATGTTGCCTTGGAGAAATCGAGGTCGAGGTTGAGCGCAGCCAGAATATATTCCAGCGAGGATGTACCCTGTGCCTTCATGGTAACACCAAGCGCCGTGAACTGCCGAGTTGCTCCTCCGTTGCCGTAGAGCAACTCCACATTGCAGTTCACATTATCCGATTTGGAGGTTGTCATACGGTCGGCGGTGATGTGGATCACGCGCAGCTCCGGCGACACAGCGGAAAGCTTCTGCCGGTTGATGGTCCCGTCCGTGTTGTAGATGTCATTGCGCTCATAGCGGTCTACCATTTCCGTGGGATTGGCACAATCCGCCACGAAGTTGTCCAGAATCTCATAGCGCGTCAGAGAGCTGTCATAGAGCTTGAGGCGGTAGAGCCACACATCGCAGTCTGCCGAGCCGATGGTCAGCTTCGCGGGCGTCGCCTGCGTCCAGTTGTCGGTGCTGCCGTAGGCGGTCACGCGGGACGGGATGCCCTCCAGCCAGATCATAGCGAAGCGGTTTTCATTGGACGATTCGATGTTGACGTCCATTTCGATTTTCTTGTCCTCGCAGTACAGAGCCGTGATCGACTGCGCTTCCGAGGAAAGCGTGACCTGATGGGCCTGCATAGAAAGGCCGATGCTGCCGGACTTGCAGCTGGCGATCTCGGCGGTACCGCTGCGGCATTCCTTGACAGCGAAGATCATCTTGATCTCCTTGCCGTTCACCTTGGCGTCGTCTGCAAACAGCGAGCGGTCGCAGGTGATAGACGTCCCTCGCTTGATGACAAACGCGGTGACGCCCTCATCATCGACCTTGAAGCCGCCGTTCACCCAGTCAAAGTTGTTGCTGAAGGTGAAGGGGTGATTCGTGCCGCTGCCGTCCGAGTAGCCAAAGCTCGTGCGGTTTGCCTCGGCGTTGGTGTGGCCGCTGGGGTCAACGCTCATGGAGAGTGAGCGCGTGACCGGCGAAATGTCATAGTCCAGCGCCGTGGCCGTGCAGGTGCAGGTGGCGTAGGCCGTGCCGCAGACCACACGGAGCGTCTGCGTGCCGGTTGATGTCGGACGGTAGCCCCACGTCTGGGGCGTGCGGTCTACCGTCAGGGATGTGGAAATGTCCGTCCCGACGACAGAGCGCACGACGGTCGCGGATTCGCTGGCGGGGTCATAAGCAATCCACTTGACCTCCGCCGTGCCGTACACCGGCACCGATACCGACGTTTGCAGGAACGCCACGATAGGCGTCTCGCTTTCAGCATCGACCCACACGCCGATGTGGGTCAGCGTTTCCGTGGTGACGGTCTGGCCGTCAAGGTTAACCTCCATCCACGCGGTCAGTCGGTGCGCGCCGTGCGTCTGTGCGGCCACAGTGACTGCCACGGCGCGGCCGGTGGTCGATACGGTCTGTGTGCTGATGACGGTATCATCCAGCTTGACCTTCACGACCTTTTCACCCGTGCCGGTCGGCACAAGGCGCAGCGTCAGGGATTCGCCGTTGTAGATACCGAAGTCAGAGAGGTTCCACGTCAGCCCGTAGGCCGCGACCGTGATTGTCCATGTCATCGACTTGGAATTGCCGTAGGTGTCCGTTGCAACAAGCCGCACGGTGTTGTAAGCACCGCTGACGAGGTGCTTACGCACGTCATAGGTGTTGTCGCCCTGCGCCACCGTACCGGCGTATACGCGGCTGCTGCCGACGTACCATTCCACGGAGATATTGCCGGTGGCTTCCTCCGTCTCCGTGTCCACGCTGGTCACGTTGTAGGCGATCTCCACGGTGGGCGCAGTGTCCATGACCGTGAACGTGCGCGATTCCATCTTGTTGCTCAGGCGCATGGTGCTGCCGAAGTCGCCGCTGCCGCTGCCGCCCTGAATCGTGACCGGCGCGCCAACGGGGACACTGCCGCACATGAGCTGGAGCTTGCTGTCGGTATAGCTCAGGCCGTTCACACCGAACTTATCGAACAGCACCCGCGCCGGCATACGCCGCAGGGAAACGAGGTCGTCCTCCGTCTGCGTGATCAGCACATGAAGGTCGTCTGCGGCGATTTCGGATATTTTCTTGGTTGTGATTTTGGTAGCCATACGCTATACCTCCTCGGGACTTTCGAGCTTTTGCAGGTAAGCCCATTCTTCCGGGGTGATGATCTCCAGCGCCCACGTCTCCGGCACATAGATCTTCTGGCGTTTGGGCTGGCCGGTCGCGCGGAAGCCTTTGTTCCAGTAGTAGGCGTTCGCCAGAGCACGAGCCTTGTGCATGACGCAGATGAAAGTCGCTCGCTTGTCCGGTGTGCCGAACAGCTGATAATTCAGCGCCGTACACCACGAGCACCCTTCGGCGATGGGGCAATTAAAGCATTCGTCCGTGGACTGGCTGCGGCGCGTGATGGAGCGCAGACAATTCACGCAGTCGCACTGCTGCTCCGTGACCATCACGCCGTCGTACACGTTGCCGATCTTCACCGGCGGCTGGTCGTCGCCGAGGGACGATTCCATGTAGCGGATGCAGGGGTAGATGTCGCCCTTCCAGTCGCAGGCGATCATTTCGCCGTTGCCGCCGCACCAGTTCTGCACGTCGTTTACATCCTTGGGCCGGAAAAAAGCCTGCTCGAAGATGCTCAAATACACATCCTCGAACAAGCCGTTGTCGATGATATAATCCGCTGCCTTTTTCAGCTCCGCATACAGGATTTTCGCGTGCTCGACCGTCCATCCTTCCTCGTAGACGCAGTTCAAGAAGATTTCACGATACCCGCTCTCGATCAGCCCGCGGATGGCTTTGCAGGTGTACCGGATATTGCCGGGGGCGAGGGTCATCTTGCTGCCCATCGCGCCGCCCAGCACGTCCACGAAATGCCGCACGCCCTTGATGGCAAGGTCATAGCTGCCGCTGCCGTCAGGGAATATGCGGCAGCTGTCGTGCAGCTCTTTGCAGCCGTCCACGGAAATGCTAAACGAAAGGTTGCGCCAGTGCCGACGCATATAGTCCTGCCAGCGCGGGTCAAAATACAGCACGCCGTTGGAGCAGATAGACAGCCGGTAGCGCGTCGCCCACGGGTGATTCCGCCGGAACATTTCGGACAGGAAATAGTCCGTGATCTGGTTGACCAAATCAATTTCCAGCAGAGGTTCCCCGCCGATGAATTCGATGACCACCCCCGATGTGTTTTCGGGGTTGAGGTACAGGTTGGATTCTTCGTCGGCATCCAGCAGCATATCGACAAAACGCTTGGCGACGTCAAAGCTCATGCGGTGTGCGGCCTTGTTGATCTGATAGCAGTAGGTGCAGCGGAGATTGCAGGCGTCCGTCACCTGAAAGGTCACGACGCGCGTCCGGGCTTTCCCGCCCGCCTCCGGAAAGAGACGGGCAAGATAGTCCTGAAACTGTTCCGTGCGCTTAGCCACGGGCCGCACCCGCCGCTTCGTCCACGGTGATCGTCAGCTCGCGGGTGGCGTAGTCCAGCGACCACTTCACGCTGCCGGGGACATCCGCGACGTACTGCTTTTCGATCTCCTTCTTGGCTTCCTCGAACATGGACTTGTAGCGCACAAGCTCCGCCTGATACTTGGCGAAGGCATCCGTGCTGGTGTCCATGTTCATGGACAGCATTTCGGCGATGACGGTCTTGCGCGCTTCCAGCTCATAGGAATAGCGCTCCACATTGGCGACAACTTCCGCGTCAAGGGTCTTGGTAATGGTTTTCATAAGCAATCTCCTTTTCAGATCAGGTTTTTGATGTAGCAGTGCCAAAGCACTGGGTCGAACAGGTACCGAAGCAATTTGCATTGCAATTCTGGCTGCACACGCTGCCGCAGCTTCCGGCGCACCCCGTGCAGCTCGTGCCGCAGCCGCCCGTGCAGTTGCCGCCGCAGGTCGCCGTGCAGCTCGTATAGCATCCGCCGTTGCACGATTGGCCACAGCCGGAACAACCGGAGCAGCCGGAGGAACAGGCGGAATAGCAGCTGCTCGTGCAGTTGCCGCCGCAGGAAGTACAGGCCCCCGCGCATCCGCCGGAACAGGCGGAGACGCACGCGCCGGAGCAGGACGAGCTACAGGCGCCGCCGCATCCGCCGCAGCTTCCGCTGCACCCGCCGGAACACCCGCCGGAACAGCTTCGGCTGCATCCGCTGGAGCAGGTACCGGAGCAGGAACCAGAGCAGCCGGAACAGCCGGAACACGCGCCGCCGCAGGAGCCGGAGCATCCCGCGCCGCATTCGTTGGAGCAGCCTGCATTGCACTCATGTGTGCAGCCGTTGGAGCAGCCGGAGCAGGAATAGCAATAGCCGCTGCACGAGCCCATGCACGCGCCGCCGCACCGGCTGCTGCACCCGTCGCATCCGGACGAGCATCCGGACGAACAACCGGAGCATCCGGAGGAACAGCCGCTGCCGCAGTTAGCGTAGCAGTCGCTGTCGCAGTCGCGCGCACAGGAATCCTGACAGCTTGCGCTGCACCCTGAGCAGGTCGAAGTGCAGGAGCGCCCGCAGGAGGTGGTGCAGCTCGACCAGCATCCGCCGACGCACGCAGCGCCGCACGATCCGCCGCAGGTAGAGCCGCAGCCGGACGAGCATCCGGAGCAGCCTGTGCAGCTGTTGCCGCAGGAAGCGTTGCACGTCCCGTAGCATCCGGAAGAACAGCCGCTGCAACCGGCGCTGCCGGACGCAGACGCCGAGCAGGTGTCAACGCACAGCCCCGTGCAGGCGCCGCGGCACGAGCTGCTGTTGCCGTTCATCGGCTCCTGCGCGAGCGTGTTGACGTAGGTGATCAGGCTCGCCGTGAAGCTCTCCGGCACAGTCTCGCCCTGCTTCGTGTTCACAAGGTCGCCGTAGTCCTTGATTTTGAGCAGCAGGTCGATGGTCTTTCGTCCGGCGTCGGCTTTCACCACGCCGCCGCTGACCGGCGTTGCCGCGAGGTCGTAGGCGTCGCCGCCATAGGCGTCGAGCCCGCCGACCGGCGCATTGCGGCGGAGCATTTCCGCCTTGATCGCGGCCTTGAGCTGCAACAGCTCTGCCGCTGTCATCATTCCGTAGGCCATGCCATCACCCCCAAACCGGCAGCACGGTTTTCCATGTCTTTGCCGTTTTGTCGTAGTAGCGCATGACCTGCTTGCCGTCGATCCACAGCAGCGATGTGTCCGCAGGCTGCGTGGCCGAAATGATAAATCCGCCGCGCAGCTGCTCGGCAGGTACTTTTCCGTCCTCTGCCAGAGTTGCAACGCCCTTCGCTGCGCCTTTCTGCTTCAAGGGAATGTAAGTACCAAAGCGGAACAGAAGCACCCAGTTCTCGCCGTCATAGACGAAAATACAGTAGTCGCCTGCTTCCCAATAGTCCTCAGCAGAAAGTGTGCTCTTGCCCTTGGAAACGATTTTATGAGACTCTTCGCTTCCGACTAATCTCAGCGTAGGATTCGCAGCAGAGTTCGCGTAGGCAAAGGTGACTACAAGCAAGTCGCCGACCTCAAGGGAATCGTACCCTTCGGCTGCTACGATTTTTTCGTTGTTGCCTGAAGGGCTTAAACTGTTTCCGTAAAATCCGCCGCCGCTTCCGGCATCGAAGTCGACACCCGGAACAGCTTCGCGGATCGTCCCGTCATCCTCGCGGTAGAGCAGGCCGGTCGCCGTGATCTTATCCTGTTTATCGCTGATAAGGTCCTGCACAGTCTCCAGTGTGACCGACGCGCCGCCGTCAATCTCAATCGTCAGCGTCCCCGTGTTGTTCACGGCGATGGTCGCAAAGAAATTGTAGATGAACGACTGCGACGTGCTTGCCGCGGGGATGGAGATGCCGACGTTATCCTGGAATACGGCGAGCAGCGCTTCCGTGCCGCTGCCGACCTTGGCAAAGACGCCGATCTGCTGGAGCGTATAGGCGTCCGTCGCTGCTTCCAGCTGGAGCTTCACCGTGACGCCGTTTTCGTCCTGCGACATCCCGACAATGCTCATGGACTGCTTCTGTTCCTTGAGTGCCGTCAGCGCATAAAGGTCAGCGTCGGCCACTGTGCCGGAACCGGCGGCAGCGCGCGTGATGCGCAGCTCCGTGCCGGTGATCCAGCTCGCCAGCAGGTTAGAACCGGCATCCGTGATCGTTGCAACTTCCCACATATTTTCACCTTCCTTTATCCGTCAGTCAGAATGTCATTAAGTTCGTCAGTGAGGAAATCGTTCAGCTCGTCAAGCAGCTGGTCGCCCGCAGAGCTACCGGCGGCCGTACCGGCATTGACGATATGCGTGCCCCACTGCGCCGCCATCGGGTAGACCGTCAGGCTGCTGGTGCTGCCGGAATACTCCACGCTGTCCAGCACTGAGCGCAGGTTTTTATAAAACGTCACGAGGGAAAGCACGGTCGCGTGCTTGCTCGCGTCCAGCGTGGATGCGTCCACGGGAATCAGCAGGCGGAAGTGATACGGCTCGCCGCCGTAGGCCCACCATTCCTCAACCTTGGAATTGGGATAGATGGCCGAGAGCGCCGCCATAACGGCGGCGGGCGTCCCCATGTGCTTGTGGACGTACCACGATTGCCGCAGCGTGTTCCGCTTTTCCTGCAAGCTGTAGGAATAATCCCACCAGTCCACCTTGAAGTCCCACGCCAGCGTGTCCAGCAGCGTTTCGTTCAGCTCGTCGATGCGCGGGAATATCCGCGGCTCGTCGGTGTCGGCGATGCACGGCACGAGCTGTCCGGCAATCGCTTCCGCCAGCGCACGCATATTGTCGTCCTGCTGTAAAACATCCGGCAGCGCACGGAGGAGGTTTTCGGCCGTGATGCCGTTACTCATCCTCGTACCCTCCGTTCGTGATCTTCACCGTGCCGCAGGACGCGATCTCCGGCGCGGTACCGTCCCCGCCGTCAGAGAGCTTGGTGAACACCGGCGCGGTGATGACAACGCGCTTGATGCCGGTCTGCATCAGCAGCGAAATGAGCTTTGACGGATTGATGTCGCGGCCGAGCCGTGCGCTCTGCCATGCCTTGAACTCGTCCACCGCCTTTTCAACGGCGGTCTGGATCTCCGTCGCTGGTGTCTCTGTTCCCGTTTGGATGTAGTAGGTCAGGTCGATGTTGTAGTTGGCCGTGCCGGGGTCCTGCACCTGCACATAGTCCGTCAGGGGGCGCACCGTGTCGTCGCTGCACGCTGTCAGAATCAGTTCCTTGATGGTCGGCGTCGCAATCGAGCCGTCCTTCATCAGCGCGAAAATATGCACATGACCGGCCTTTTCCGCTACGGCTTCCAGCACCAGCGATTCCGCATCGGCCAGCGCGCCGCCCTCCTCGGCGGTGATGGTCAGCAGATTGTCGGTGTAGCTGAGCGTGTAGTCCGTACCCTCCACCAGTGCCGTTTCGCTGTCCGCCGCCGCGTAGACCTTCACGGTGGCCTTTTTGATGTGCTCGCCGCCATAAAACGCATGGCCCGCGTAGAGCGTCAGCGTCTTGGTGATCTTCTCGGTAGGGCGGATGGCTTTCACGTCTGCAATGTTGGTGGACACGGACTTGGCCCAGTATTCATAGGCCCCCATCGGCCCTGCAACAGAATAGGCGTCTTCCGACGCCCGCAGCAGCGCATAATACTCCGCGTCGGTGGCGGCTTCTGCGCCGCCGTCCGTCGCCGTGGTATTGGCGCAGGAATCGTAGTAGCGGACATCGGAGATGTCCACCAGCGTATTGATCTGTCCGGCCACATAGCCGTTTCCGACCGCACCGGCCGTCTCACAGACAAGGGTGATCTCCGCACTGGTTTCGCCCGCAGCCACATACACGTCCTCGGTGTTGTCCCACAGGAGCGTGTAGTTTTTATCCGTGAAGCGCGCACCTTTGGGAATCAGGATCGCCGAGCTCTGCGCTTCGGAGATATTCACCTGCATCTTGCAGGTGGCGGGCGTCGCGCCGGGGCGCGTGCTGTCGTAGAACAGCTCGCCCAGCGCGTCAAGGTTCGCCCCGCTGGCGCGGGACGGCAGATTTTGGTTGGCTGCGTAGTTGACCATCGTGCGGAGCTGGACGATGACATCCGCCACCCACAAAATGAACAGCCGTTCAGGGCTGGCAGGCTGCACCGTCACGCCGGTGATGGCCTCATATGCTGCAACCATTTCCGACACCAGCGGGGATGTGTCCGTCGATACGAACTTGTAGTCACTGGCCATCGATTTCCACCTCCACAACAGGAATCAGTTTGCCGGGAGTGCTCTCGTCGATCTGAAACTCCACGCTCACCAGCTCGGCGCGGGGCTCCCAGCGGGCGATAGCGTCCTTGATCTCCACGATCATCAGCGCCTGCGCAACCGGCATCGGTTTATCGACAAAGGCCATGTCCACGCCGAACTCCCGATAGAGCGGCACGGAAAGCTTCTTCGTCGATAGGATGATCTTGATATTTTGCAGAACGGAGCGCACGGTGTCGCTCTCGTTCAGCGTGATTTTGTCCGCGTCTGCGGGCGTTACGATATAGCTCATGCCGTCACCTCACCATGTCAGGTATTCCAGCAGGCTGAGCGATACGGTCACTTGCTGCAAATCGCCGTTGCGCCGGAAGTATTTCACCTTGGCGCTGTGACTTTCGATGACCCACTTATGCTTGCCGTAGGCGTGGGTACCCAGCACCAGCGACAGCGGCGTGTGATTCCGCTCATACTTCCAAATCTTCACCAGCTCTGTCATCGGGTCGATGCCGAGCGTGGCGGACAGGTAGATGTCGAAGCTCAGCTTATCCGCGCCAAGGCCGGTGAACTCCGTGAGCGCATGGGTGTTGTGCCGCTGGTGCGTCGTATAGCGCGCCGAGCCCGACCACTTCATGTTGCTCACGGTTTCGACCGTCTCGCTCGATACGTTGAAAACAATGTCCCCAAGAACGCCTACCATAGCCATCAGATCGCCCCCAATACATAGCCGTCGCCGTTGAATGTCGGAATATACAGGCACAGCACCGTATCATTGACGCTTGGCATCCACGGCTTGATGATCAGGTCGTGCTTGTGGTTTGCATAGGCTGCATCGCCGCTGCCGCCCGCTTCATACTCCGTGCGGGATTCCTCGCGGGACGGGATGAACGGCGGCGATTTCAGCACCGGCAGCCACGCAGAGGTCAGGCCCTTGTCGTCGAAGCGCACACGGGCCAAGCGCCGATCGTCGTCCACGGCATATACCGTGCCGACACGCACGAGATTTGCAAGAATACCGCACTGTCGTAGGTGGCCTGCGCGTCGGCAACGTCCGCCGTGTAGGCATCCAGTGCCTCCTTCGCGGCGTTGTATTCTTTCTGTTCGGCAGAAAGGCCGATAGAAAACCACGAAAGGCCGGAGGTATCGTATTTCGAAGCATTGTCGGTCAGCTCTTGAAATGCCGCTTCGGCCGCGTTGAAGCGCTCCTGCGCGGATGCCTGCTGCTCAGTTGCGTCCTGAAGCTTTTGCTGCGCGGTGTACTGCGCATTCAGGGCGTTTACCATGCCCTCCTGCGCAGCTTCATAGCGCTGGCTCGCGGCCTGCGCCTTAACCATCGCTTCAATCGCCGCGGTGACATTGGTGACGCCGCCGACCACATCATCATAGTTCAACGCGAGGTCGGGAACGATCTCGTTCAGACCCGCGATGATGGCTTTCATTTCTTCCTGCGTAGCAGCCGTTTTATCGGTCTGCGACGCAAGGTCTTGCAGCCTGTGAACGAGGGCAAGCGTATTGGCCTCGTTGTTGCCGATCTCAAGATAGGCTTCCCGATAGCTGTCAAGCCCCTCGTTGAGACTGTCGATGGTGCTGCGGAACTCGTCCTGGTAGTCGCTGAGCGTCTGCCGGTTCGATTCAAAGCTATCGTTCAGGTCGTCGATGCGCCACGCAAGATAACGGGCTTCCTCCGAGGTTTCGCCGTAAACTTCGCAGGTTTCCTCATACTCGGCCCGCAGATCCTGGAGCTGGAAATACTCCTGTCGGGAAGCTTCGGTCATCTCCCGCACCTGCTTGGCTTCGCTGTCCGCAGCGCTCGTCAGCCCGACGATTACGGCGGTCAGCGCGGCCACGGCGGCAACCACACCCATGATGACATTCACACCGGGGATGGACGCCGTGAACAGCTGCATCAGCGGGATAACGACCTTAGTGATTGCTGCGTATGCCGCCAGCGCGCTGACGGCCGCGAGGAGGACACCTGCAAATGCCGCAACCGCCTTGACCAGCGCCGGGTGTTTCTGTACAAAGCTGTTGAGCATATCAAAGCACTTCGTGCCGACCCCGTAGAGCTTTTCCATGGCCGGTGTGAACTGCTCGCCGACGCTGATTTTCAGCCCGTCCCACGCGGACTTCATGATGGTGAGCTGACCGTTCATGTTGTCCAGCTTGATCTCGGCCATGCGCTGCGCCGCGCCGGTGCAGTTGTTGATGCTGGCCGTCAGGGAAGCATAGTCCTCGTCGGTGGCGTTCAGGATCGCCAGAAGCCCGTTGTATCCGCGCTGTCCGGCGATCGCCATTGCGTTGTTCACGCGCTCTGCTTCGGTCATCTGGTCAAAGTAGACGCGCAGCTCGTCGATGGTATCGCTGAACGACTTCATCGTGCCGTTGGCCTTGATCGCCGTGTAGTCATACTCGCCGAATGCCTCGCCGGTCAGCGTGACGCCTTCCAGCAGACCGTTGAAGGTATTCTTGAGCGCTGTACCGGCAACGCTGCCCTTGACGCCGCTGTTGGCCATCAGACCGACGGCTACCGCCACATCCTCCACGGAGTAGCCCAAAGCACCGGCGATGGACGCGGCATTGGCGAAGGTTTCACCCATGATGGACACATTGGTGTTGGAGTTGGTGGCCGCCGCTGCCAGCACGTCGGCAAAGCGCGCCGTGTCAGCCGCTGTGAGGCCGAATGCGGTGAGGTTGTCGGTGACAATATCCGAGACCATCGCAAGGTCCTCGCCGCTCGCTGCGGCCAGTTGCAACACGCCGTCCATGCCCGAAAGCATCTCCTGCGCGTCCCAGCCCGCCATTGCCATGTAGCCCATCGCATCAGCGGATTCCTGCGCGGTGAACTTCGTGGTCGCGCCCAGATCCTTGGCCTTGTCGCTCAGCAGCTGCATTTCCTCTGCGCTGGCGCCGGAGAGGGCTTCGACGTTGCTCATGCCCTCCTCGAAGTTGCCCGCAATGGTGACGCACTCCATGTAGGCGTCGGCGATCTCGTGCAGCGCAGCCGCGATGCCTGCTGCGCTGATGGCGGATGCAACGGTGTCAAAGGCCATCGCGCCCGCGTTGCCGAAGTCCTCCTCCTGCTCTTTCAGCTCGCCGAGCTGCTCACTGAGCCGCTTGTTCTCCTCGGTGAGATTGTCAGTGTCGATGCCGTTCTCCTTCATCGCAGCGCCCAGCCGCTCAAGCTTCTCGCGCTGCTGGTCGAGGGAGACGGAGGTCTTGTCGATCTGCTGCTGCTTGGATAGCAGTTTGTTTTCAAGGTCGGAGGAATAGCCGCCGGTCTCCTGCATCTCGCGCTGGATGTTGTCATACTGCTGCTGCAAGAGCTTCAGCTTTTCTTCGGTCTTGCCGATGGACTCCTGCTGCCGCTGGTATGCCTTGATGTCGGATTGCGATTTATTGAGCGCTTCGACCTGCTTCTGCAGTTCGGCGAGCTCCTTTTGGGCTTTCTGGAACGCACCGGAAAACGAGCCGCCAAGCTGAGAATTGAGCTTGAATAGCATCTCGTATTCTTTTCTGTTTGCCACAGTCAGCCCTCCTTTGGGTCTATTTCTTTACCCATAACGGTCTGAGATTTCGACCGTTATGGGTGCTGATTTCGTTTGTTGATGATCCAGTTGCTATCCGCGATCCACTTTGACAATTCGCACATCGGGAGGGACAACCAGAACGGCACGGGCGTATTGTTCACCTGTGCCAGCAAAAGGCATTGGCGGCGCAGCCATGTGCCGCCGTCGCCAATTACAGCTCCGATCTGAGCAAAAAACTTCTTGCGCTGCTCCTGATGCGGTTGTAGTCGGAAAGTCGCATCAGCTCGAATGCATCCGCACCAATGGGCTTGTCGCATGCACGCGCCGCCATGCGGATCAAATACTCACCGGAGAGGGTGGGGATAATGACCGGCTTGCCGAGCGCCTGAAGCTCGCCCTCGATGGCAAGGCCGTCCCTGCCAGTCAGGCTGCCCCAGTCAAAGGTCAGCGTGTCATAGGTCACGCCGTTGTAGGTAAACGGCGTGGTGAAATGGTGAACGTAGGTAAAGGCCGCGTTTTCGGCCTCGTTCTCCGCGACGGAGAAAGCATCCGCTTCCACGATGTTGTCGGTCTTTTTCGTACTCATGGGATATCTCCTTTCACACAAAAAGCTGCACCCGGCAAGAGGGCTTTCCTCCTGCCGGGTGCGTTGGTTGACTTACTTGCCGAGCGCCGTCCTGACTTCGGAGAGAACGTCGACACCGTTGACGTTACAAATGAAGTTCAGCGGGTCGAGCTCCTGCTTCGTCTCGCCGTCGATGGTGGTTTTCCAGTAGCGCACCGCGTACTCGCCGGAAACGTCCGCCGCAGACGCAGGGGCCACGCCACCGCCGCCGGTTTTCTTGGGAATCACGCGCATGAAGTGCTTCACGGCGCGCACCTTGATCGTCCCGGAAACAGGGTCCTCCTCCTGCTGCGCCACGCGCAGGTCGATGTCGTGATAGCGCATCTCTGCCAGGCGGAACGCATTGTCGCCCAGCGTCCTGAAATTGAGCCCAAGCGTCATCGCGTTCAGGTGACCGAGGATGACGTCCTCGATCTCACCGGAAATGCCCGCGCCGGAATGGGACACCGTAGCAAAGCCGATATCCGGCATCGTGGCGCTGGCCGTGCCGATAAATTCCTTGCCGTCCTCATAGACCGCAAAATTGATGACCGCAGAATCCATGAATTACACCTCCTTAGGCGAACGCCGCTTCCACATAGTCGGCGTTGTATTCGAGAACAAACGAGATCTCCTGCGCGGGGCTGGGCGGGGTGATGTAGACGTGAATACGCACAATGCCCGCCATCAGGTCAGCGACGGGATTCTCCGCGTCCACGAACTCGACGCGCGCACCGAGCAGATACCCGGCGCCGACAAGGCCGTTGAGCCAGATGCCCGCGCTGTTCATGATCGCGTCAATCAGGCGGCGGTTCATCGGCTTGTCCAGCTTCGCCCAGCAGGACTGGATCAGGCTGCTGGATACCCAGTCGAACATACGGCTGACGGGGATGAAATAATCCTTGACGTCCGTGTTGGTGGGGTAACACGCGGTATAGTTGCCCCATGCCACCCAGCCGGAGGACAGGAAGTTCAGCGCCGTCACCACGCCGACGTTGTTCAGCGCGTCTGCCTGCGCCTTGGTCTGCGTGACGGGCGTGCCGTTCTCCAGGCACAGACCGTCGATCTTGAGTGCCTTGTTGGACGGGCTCTCATAGGGGCAGCCGTCATTGCCGGCGTCAACGCTGGCCATCAGTCCGGCCAGCTGCGTGGAAAGGTGGAACTTGCGCTTATCCAGCGAGCACATCGGCCAGCACAGGATTTCGGTCAGATCCACAAGGTTCTTGCTCTGCTTCCACGCCGACACCGCATTATAGGCGGTGCAGCCGGACGCGGAGCTGTCGATGTCCACCAGCGCCTTGGCGGGGAAGATGCCGTTGATAGCCGTGGCCTTGGTCGCCATCACCGCCGCAACGGAGCTGACCTGCGAGAAGCCGGGCGCGCAGATGAGATCGGGGATGACACCGGCCGTGGACATACAAAGCTCGATCGCGTCCATGCTGGATGCGACGAGCGCCGCCGTCACGTCATCGGCCTTGACGGTGGAGTAGGCGATGTTCAGGCTTTCTTCCGCAGCGTGCTCGCTGCGCGCGTCCAGCTCGACATAGATATGCTCGTCGGCCAGATAGACCGTATAATCATCGTCCAGCGTATACGCTGCGCCCTCGCCGCCGTCCGCCTTGACCACCACGGTGGACGGAATAGCCGTCACCGGCAGCTCCACACGGCGGTTGACCACCGTGAGATCGTCCGCCGCCACGGCTTCCTTCATGCTATCGGGGTTCAGCAGGTTGCAGAAAATTACCGGCTGGCAGCCGTAGAGCTTGAAGTGGGAATAGGCAAACTCGCAAAGGGTGAACTTCCCCCAGTCGTCAGAGTAGCCGAACTTGGAAACATACTCGTCCCAGCTCGTGCAGAGGACGGGGATGCCGACCGTGGCCGGATTCTCCGCCGTATGGACCGGTGCAGAGCCGATGACGAACGGGATGCCGACCTTTGCGACGATCGGCGTAGAAACGCTCGTGGCTCTCTTGGTCACATTTACGCCATGATTAGGCATGGTTGATACCCTCCTTTATTCTCCGGCCAGCTCGCGGGTCAGCCTGCGCGCCTGCTCATATAAGCCGTTGCCGGGTGTTTTGATTTGAATTCGCGCTTCGCTCAGCTGCTCGCCGTCCACAATCAGGCTGCGGATGCGCGGCCAGCGCTCCACATAGGGCGCAAGCTGCTTGCAGGCGTCGTCGCGTGAGCCATGAAAAATGGCGCCGTATTGCACGACGCCACGGATAGAGGGGCCGAGGTACACGCAGTACCGCACCGGCTCCTGAACGGTTTTCTTCTTTCGTGCCGACCGTCCTGCGGCTCGTCTTACAGCCATTGGCGTACCTCTCTTTCCACAGCCGGAAGTTTCCACATACTCACCATTTCGCCCATGTAGTAGGGCGCGGAATCGTTGGGATAAATCAGCCCTTCCAGTCCTGTTTCAAGGTCAAGCTCATACCGGTCGGCAAGGACGCATTTGCGCAGCAGGTCGATGCGCAGCCGCTCCATGAGATTGAGCAGCGCAAGTGCGCCTTCCTCCTCGTTGCTGCTGTATACGCAGAAGATGGAGCGCACCTGCGCTGTCGATTTGGGCCGCTGGCCCTTTTCCTGCTGGTCTTTGGTGGTAATGAGCTGGTGGATGATGTAGGGGGCTTTTTTCTCGGCGGCTCGGCTGTCCGGCAGACGCATCAGATGCACCCGCGCGGTCCGAAGCTCCGGCTCGCCGTCGCCCTTCTGGGCAGAGGTCGGCATCAGAATTTCGCCGGTCGATTCCAGCGTGAACGCTTTCAGCGCGTTCAAAAGGTCAACTCGGTCCATCTGTTACCCTCCCCAGCCGTTGAGCAGGCGCGTGATCTCGTGCTCCATGCGCTGCCCGAATGCTTCCTGAATCGTCTCGTCCATCTGCTCTATGACGTGCTCGTTGCGCATCATGTGAGCGGTAGACGGGCCGAACAGCTGCTGCACGGGGAAGCGGTCCTTACCGACGCGCTCAAATACAGCCGTCGGGCCGAATACCCGCCCGGCAAAGGCGTGTTCCAGCACAGCCGTTCCGCCTGAGCGCATCACCTGCGTTTGCAGACGGCCGGAGCGCGAATACCGCGTCCGGAACGTCAGCAGCGGCAGCACGTTCCCCGCGTACATGATGCGCAGGCTTGCCACGCCGCCAGCGTCGCCGGTGATGCTGGTTTTACTGGTGACGTTGCGCATGAAATCGCCCTTGTTGATGGTGTACTCAGCGGCAGCGAACTGCCCGGCCTTGGTTTTTGACTGATCTCCCGCGCGGCGCAGCGCCGCATAGGACGCCTTATAGATACCGCCCGGAATACCGGCAAGGAGCTTATTGGCGCGCTCGACGGTATTGGCGTTTGCTTCGCTGATACGGACAATGCTCATTCGTCGATCGCCTCCAATTCCACCCGCAGCATCCCCATTTCGCAGTCCGAAGCGGCGACGTAGTATTCGCGGTAGAATCCACCGCCGCCCTCCTCGTCGTTGATCTGGATGCGCATACCCTTTTCCGGCTGATTGCCGCCGAGATCGGACAGCGCACAGTGCAGCACAGCTGACGCCAGATAAAGCCCCTGGCCATGGTCGCCGCTGCTCACCATGACGGGGCGATCGCTCTGCTTGATGCCGGACAGCACAATGGGAATGTCCGCATACACCGCGCCGTCGTAGCGCACGGTGCGCCGGTCGGCAAACTCGCCGTCGTTGAGAAATACCGCAAGGTTATCCGCAGCAACCATGTCCTTGAACGCGCTCATTCCACAGGGGCCTCCGCCGAAAGAACGGGCGGCAGGTCGCCGTCGCCGGGGATGACCTCGGCGGCGGTGATGGCGTCAATGAGCTGCGCCTTGGTCTTGAGCTTGCCGGTGCTGATGCCCATGTCCTCGGCCAAAGCGCGGAGCTTGTCACAGGTCAGCGCCGAGAGCTGTTCGGGGTCAAGATGGCCCGTTTCCTCGCTCTCTGCGGCGTTGTCGAGCGCGGTAGTGTCGTCGCCCGCCTGATTCTCGTCCGAGCCCGCAGGCGGCGTTGCAACGTCCTCTGCGCGCTCCTCCGGCACAAAGACGGCAACCTTCTGCGCGACAAGGCGTTCCTCCACCTCCGGCGCGGCTTCAAAACAGCCGTCAACGGGGGTGTAGATGCGCTTGCCGATGCGAGTGGAGCCGGAAATCATTCTGATCATGTTCCGCCCCTTTCTCAGCCGAGGACGTTCTTCGCCACGCGCCACGGGTTGATGCGGTTGGGGACGAACAGCGGGCGGCAGGAAAGCTGCGTCTCACGGGCGGGCGGACGGATGGTGAAGATGTGCTGCGGGACGCGCTTATTGGCATAGGTGTGGAAGTGGCCGTCGTTCTCCATCTGCGTCACGGCGCCATACAGGCCGCGGCCCACATTGGGCGCAATGGCGATGACCGTACCGGCAGGCACATAGGCAGTGTCGCGGCCGTTCTCGTCCTCATAAGTGCCGTCGGAAACGAGGATGGGAAGCACGCGGCCCTTGAAGTTGAACGAGCCGATCTGATAGACGAACTCGGTCAGCTCAGACGGGTCGATGCGGCCCATCTCCACACGGCGGTTATCCAGCATGGCGAGCACCCATCCGTCCTCCATGAGGAAGTCGCCCACATCCTGCGCCACGAGGATTTCGCGCACGGGGCGGCCGCTCTGGGTCAGCTGGTGGATCATGGTGCAGATGTCGTCGTACCAGTTGCCGGGCGTCCAAGTGCCGTTGGCATAGGTGCTGTGCGCCCACGTCGCGGACGGGGTGAACAGCGCGGGGTTGTTCGTGCCGTCGTAGAACTGCACGCCGATATCCTCGTAGACATCCGCGCGGTCGGTACGGTGGCGCATGGTCGTGCCGTTGTTCAGGATGGTCTGCACCGCCAGCAGCTCCTCGCTGCGGGAGATACGGGCGGACAGCTCCGCAAGGTCATGCACGAGGAAGTGGCGCTCGCGCTCTGCGGGGGTAGCCGTAGAGAGTAGCGATTCGCCGAAGCCGCGGCTCTGCAGCTGGTCCAGCGTCAGGGGCATTGCCACAGCGATGTTGGCAGGTTCCAGCTCCGCCGTGCTGAAACCGTCACGAGTGCCGGGGATAGAGCCGATGCGCGGAAGCACGAAGGGCGCGCGCTTCTGCTTTTCCTCCTTGTAGTCCGCAAGGACACGGGAGGTGCCGAAGACGTCCATCGCGTCATCCGTGGGGAAGTAGCGTCTCTTGAAGAAAGACTGCTCCAGCGGGATTTCGCGTACCGCTGCGAGCATGAAATAAGTGCTGTAAATGTCCATAAAGTTCCTCCTTACATCATGTCGGTGAGGATGATGTCATACTTGCGCATGGTATCCTCATCGGCAGCGCTCAGGGTGTAGCCGGACTTGACGATCACGGCCGCGCGGTTGAAATTGCCGCAGCGGTACGCGACGGCCACCGCGTCGGCATCCTTGCCGACGGTCACATCGTCCGCAAGGATGCAGTGCGGGGTCAGTTCCTCGGCGGCCACGGGGCTCTCGCCGGTCACAGCGGCCTGCGCGGTCGTGCCGAGAATGACGCACTTGCCGTCGCGGCTGGACATGGCGAGGATCGTGCCGCGCTTATAGGTCGTCTCGGCGCTGCCCTCCTTGCGGATCGTGACGCCGAAGGTTTCCGCCGCGGGGGTCAGCTTGGCGATCAGGTTGTCCACCGTGCAGCTGCCGATAGGTCTTACGAGATTCTTGTTCACTTATTTGCCCTCCTTCCGCTTCAGGAAGGCTGCGACCGCAGCCTTGGCCTGCGCTTCGATGTTGTCCTTATCGTCCTTGTCGTCCTCGTCGCCCTTTCCGTCATCGGCGCCGGGGGCGGCAGGCACGCCGGACGCGCCGCTGTCCTTGGCGTCGCCGTCCGCGTCGGCGAGGAATTTGCTTCCCTGCTTGGCCGCCTTCTGCGCGGCGCGGTAGGCAAGCTCCTGTGCAGTGCACTTCTTGTCACCGTACTTGGCCTCCTGCACCAGCTCGTCCGAAAACAGGGCGGACACCTCGTCGATCTCCTGCATACGGCGCTCCTCAGCCTGCACCGCTTCGGTGACGGCGGCGTTGGTATCGACGGCTGCGCGCGCATCCGCTTCTACCTCAGCAACCAGTTCCGGGTACTTTGCCCGGAGTTCTTCCTTGGTCATAGAGTTGTTTCCTCCTTTTTCACCGCCTGTGACCACAGGCTGATTTATCGCAGCCGACGCTTCCACGCCGGGTGTGACCGTGGGGATATTGTCCGGCAGCACCATGCCGGGGCAGAGGTGCATCTTGCGGCCGCGCACAAACAGGCAGCGGCCATCCGCGCTGGCGGCGATGTCCAGCGGCTCGGCGTCCTCAATGACTTCATCGGCAAAGCCCTTTTCCACGGCTTCTTTGCCGGTCATATAGGTTTCGTCGCTCATCATGTGGATGATGACCGTATCGCTCATACCGCTTTTGCGCTTGTAGATGCTCACCATCGCCTTGTCGTAGCTGTCCATGCCCTCGGCGGCCTTGCGCATATCGTCGGCGTTGTAGCCGCCGTAAAGGAACGACCAGCCCTTGTGGATCATCACAAGGGAGGACGGATTCACCTTGACCGTGTCGCAAGCGCACATGATGACGCTGCCGGCACTCATGGCCACGCCGTCCACAATGCAGGTGAGCTGCATACCGGTCGCTGCCAGCTCGCGGAGCCGGTTGTGGATCACGATGCCGACCACCGCATCGCCGCCGTAGCTGTTCAGACGGATGGTCGCGTCCTTGCAGCCCTTGATCGCGTCCAGATCACGCAAAAATTCGTCCTGTGTAATGTAGTTGCCCTCCAGCTTTTCGCCCGTCCACCAGTCCGTCGGCCACGTCTCCACGACGTCGCCGTACATCTGCACTTCGGCCGAAACGCCGTCAGAGCTGGACAGGGCATAGCACTTTCGCTTGATGTTGATGCCTTTCACGTTCGATTCCTCTCTTTCCAGATGTCGCTTGATGGGATGTATGGGGCGTTCAGCCATTCGCGGATGCCTGCGCGGCAATCGTCGTTGCATCGGCGCTCGCGGCTGCGCGGGCAGTAGGCGCAGCTGTCGCACAGGTAGTTCCATATGGCGTTTGCCATCTTCCACACGCCCAGCTCAAGCAGGTGCTCATAGTTCGTTTTTCGCATCGCCGTCACCGCCGTCCTCGCCATCATCCCCGCCGTCATCGTCGGGCGGGAGGGCCTGATGCGTCGGGCTTCCGGCCGCGGCAAGCAGTTCGTTTTCAGCTTTCAGCTGTTCCACGTTCTCCTGCCAGTCGCCGCCGCCCAGCTCGCGGGTGATCTGCTCGTGGGTCTTGATGCCGCAGTTGGTCAGCATGATCGCGGCCTCGGCCTCCTTCTTGGGGTCAAGCTGCCCCTGCACGGGGCCGATCCACCGCGCCCCGCTCCACGCAGCGCGCAGCAGCGGGTCGTCGAAAAAGCCGGGGGCCTTGATGCGCCCGCGGGCAACCGCCTCGGCCAGCCAGATTTCATATATCGGCTGACAGAAGCCGTCCACGAACCACACGCGGCGCATTTTGAACGCTTCCCACGCTTCCAGCAGCGCACCGCGGCTGGCGGAATAGCTGGAATTGAACTCCTTGATCAGCACGTCATAGGGCAGCTCCAGCGCCGAGCCGATGATGCGGCAGATGGTCTTGACGAAGGTTTCAAAGCCCGCCGTCGGCACGTTCGGATTGCCGAACTGCACCTTTTCGCCGGGGGCAAGGTGCGTCACCGTGCCTGGCCCCATCTGATACTCGTTTTCGCCGCTGGCAAACTCGCCGGGGTTCGCGTCCGGTACGCCGTCGATGTTGCTGCCGCCGACCTCGTTCACGGGAATCTGCGACGGGTCGGTTTCCGTCTCAATCCATGCCGTGAAAAAGCTCTGCACCAGCGCGGCCATCAGCTCTGCTTCCGTATAGCGCCGGAGCTGCAAAAGCGGCTCAATGACCTGCGCCAGATACGGCACGCCGCGGTACTGGTCGGGCCGCTCGCTGTCCATGATGTGCAGGATGTTCGGCAGGCCGGTGCGCTCGCCGTAGGCAAGGACGCGCGTCCATTCGCGCTTTTCTTCCAGCGCGTCGGCCTGCGGATAGCTGTTGCAGACGTGATAGGCCACCACGCGGCCGTCGCTGTCCACCTCCACGCCGTCATAGACCTTGTGGCCCGCGCCCGGCTTTCCAACGGGGATTTTCCCGTCAGTCAGGCGCAGCATGGAATAGCCGCCGAATTCATCCGGCGTGCTCACACGGTCGGCTTCGATCAGGTGGATGCGCAGGGAATAGGGATTCAGCGGCGTGGGGGTGTAATGCTTCACAAGCGGGAATACGTCGCCGGAGAGCAGCCACGACTTCAAGGCCAGCTGCTGCAAGCCTGCAAAATTGTTCAGCCCCAGCGCGTCACAGTTGCGCGCCTTGTTCGCCCACAGCGCGAATTCCGCTTCCGCTTTCCGCTGCCACGCCTTTGCCGCTTCCGGCGACAGGCCCAGCAGGTCACGGTCGACGGTCGATTTCAGCGTCAGCCCAGTGCCGACAATTTTGGTGCGGTTGGTATTGATGGCCGAAGTCGCCACCGGCGCGGCCATATACAGCATCCTCGACCGCTGGCGGAGCGTCATTCCGTTGCGGTTGATATCCTCATTGGGCGAGCCGCTGTCGGGGATAAAGCCCTTGAGCGCTCGCCGCGTCATACTGGCCCCGGCTTCGCTGTACCCTCTGGCCTGCACGCCGCCGCGCCGGGCGTTCTTCTTTTTGCTCATGCGTTTCGCCTCCTATGGGGTGAAAATAAACACAGCAGGAACGCACGGTTGCGCATTCCTGCTGTGTTGCTATTGCACGCGTGCATTTTTGCGGAAAAAGCGCACGCGTGATTCGGTTATAACCGCGCTGCCGGGCAGCGCGGTGCAAAAGCCCTTTCGGGCGATTTGCCGGTATCATTTTCGTGACCTCACGGAAAAGGTCACCAGTCGCGGGGAATCACGCCGAATGCCTTGCGCGGGCGGGTGTTCGCCAGCGCCGCTTCCAGCTCGTCGATTTCGTCCTCCAGCGCTTCAATTTCCTTTTTCAGCGCGGGGAGGTCAAATTTCGTGAGCTGCCGGTCATCGATCATGTAGCTTTTCACGCCGCCCTCGATCAGCTTGATATAAGCGTCTCTCAGCCGGGTAAGCGCCCGCTGCCGGAAGTCCAGCCGCGCGCGCAGCTCAACTGCATCTGCCATGTGGTTCACCTCACCAATTGTCGTAATATCGTTCCAGCGCCGGAGCTTTCCTCCGTGCCGGTTGCCTTGCTGGTTCGGATGAGGCGCTCGGCGCTGTTGCAACGCCGCCTGTGCTGCGCGCAGCAGCCGCATCCTTGAGCATCCTTGCGATCTTATCAAGGTCTTTCGGGAGCGCCTTGAATGCCGCCATTGCGTAGTTGCGGCAGTCCAGCGCCTCGTTGCGCTCGTGGCCGGGGATTTTCTCCCACACCCACGGCTGTCGCTTATTGGTTTTATAGACCAGCCGCTCTGAGAGCAGCCCTGCAAAGTAGGCGCTGCCATAATCATCACGGCGCGGGAAGTGACAGTATTTTTGCCCGGGTGTCTGCACGGCCAGATTGTCCATAATGATCTGCTTTCCGGAATCGACGCCAAGCTGGTATTGCCAGCAGTATCCGACGGTTACTTGGTTCACCACGATCTTCATCTGCTTCGGTGGGGCGGTATACGGCTTATCCGCACCTGGCATACCCTTGATACAGAACACATGCTTCCCGATTCGCTGCCGGCAGCGCATGCGCACGTCCTGCGTAAAGTGTCCGCCTTCGTCCACGAAGGACATGGACATTTTCAGGCCGACGCCATTTCCAAAGTGGAGCACGCGGTCGAAAACCATTTCGTCGAGCTTGTCCCATGTGGCGTCATCATCCGGACGTCCCATGATAATGCCTTTCTCGACGCCCCACGTCTCTCCAAAACTTCCGTGTCCGACGATCTCATATTCCATGCGGTCGTCCTGTGTATCCACGCCAGCTGTCAGCACCAGCACACCGTCCGGCAATTCTGCGGGATATTCCTCACGCCGCGCCATCAGGCTGTCTTCGTCCTGCAAATCTCCGCGATCTTCCCAGAGCAGCCCAAAACAGGTGTTGTAGACAACCTGCATTTTTTTCGTGTTGCCGATGGCGTTCAGGTATTTGAGAATGATGCTCTCCCATGTCGCCCACTGACTGACGAAAGCATTGAGCCAGAATGACCGCGTGCCTTGCTCGTAAGCGCCCGGGTTTTCTGCCTCCCAGCGTGCAGGCGCGCGTTTCATCTGCAATTCGGTTGAAACACACGCGCAGCTGGGGCAAACGTAATAGATATTCCGCACCTTGTAGGTCTTGTGACCGGCGATAAGGTTCTCGTCGTAGTCAAAACGGATGTCCGTCCAGTTGATCTCGTGGTACTCGCCGCAATGTGGGCAGCGAGATTTCCACCGCTCCATCGTCCCAGTTGCAAAGGAGGCCTCGATGGCGCTCGCATTCTTAACAGTCGGCGTCGATACCTCGCCGGACTTGGCGTTATAGAAGGTGGTCTGGCGCGCCATAGCCAGCCCCCACGGGTCGCCCTCGTTGCCGGCGCTCGTCGCCCAGCGGTCGCGCTCGTCGCCCAGCACATAGCGGATGGGCTTGGATGCAAGGGCGTGTGCCTCGGTGGAGCCGCACATCGTCAGAATGCCGCCGGGGTAGGTCTTTTGCAGGATGGTGTTGCCGCTGTCGCGGCTTTTTACCTCGGCCACCTTGGTGCGCAGCGTGGGGCAGTCGCGGATCATCGGCGCAATGCGGAGCTTGGAATACTCCTTGGCGTCAATCGTTGTCGGATGCACAAAGAGGATAGAGCCGGGATCCTGGTCGATGACGTAGCCGATGCAGTTGTTGAGGAATTCAGACTTGCCAACCTGCGATGCGGCCACCATAACGATGTGCCGCACCTTTGGGTCTGTCCATGCGTTCATCGGCTCGCGCAGATAAGGGGTGCGCTCGGTGCGCCATGGGCCGGGCTCGGCGGCGCTCTCGGCGGATAGGCGGCGGTTCTTCTCCGCCCATTCCGTCACGGTCAGATCGTCCGGCGGCAGCATTCCGGCCATCGCCTTTGCAACGATCTTGTTCAGCCGCGCGATTGCGCCGGCGCGATTATTCGCCATCGGCGTCACGCTCCGACCAGTCGCGCCGCTCTCTCACGCGCTCCTCATACTTCTTGGGGTCATAGTGATAGGCGGCCAGCTCGCGCATGACCTTCCCGACTTCCTTGCGGATGACCTCGGATGCTTCTGCCGGAGTGGCCGCAGCTGCGGTATCCACGGCCAGCCGTCCAGGCAGGGCGTTCAGCGCGCCGCGGATGGTGTAGACCAGATCCTCGGTCATGGCTGCAACGTCCTCGGCGCGGTGCATCGAGCCTTTCAGTTCCTCTGCTTCCAGCTTGGCGATCGTCGCCTTGGAAGTCTTGATGGTTGCATCGGCAACACGGCGAGCCTTTTCAAGCTTCCGGTCTTCCTCATCCAGCGGCTCGGCGGAAAGAAACTTGATATATCGCTGAACGGATTCAGCCAGCAGGAAGTGACCCTTTCGCACAGTCGGCAGCGTCCCATCCTGCGCCAGCTGCTGCACCCGCCGCGCTGTCACGCCCAGCACTGTGGCCAGCTCCGTGGTGCTGACTTCACTTTCGTCAGAAATTTTCTCGACCTGTTCAGCCATATAGCAAACTCCTTTCCGTTTCATTTACGCTTCGGGACTCACCGGAATTGCACCGGAGCACCGCTTGAAGGCGGCGAGACCCTTATCCCGATGTGATCTTATATTGCATTCAGGAGGCCTTTATCTCAGCGCCCTCGGAAGAGAGCGTCAGACAAAGCGGATTCAGCGGAGATTCTTCCGACATAACCGGTAAAATCCCGCTCGCTTATGCGGCAAATATCGCTGCCGCTGTTATTGGTGCGTAACGAAACACCAGAAAAAAGCTTTACTAACTGACCGTTTTTCGGGGTCGGCGAGCGCGCGGCAGACGGGGCGGGGGCGTCACAGTACCTTTTTGCGGTTGCAACAGCCGCAGAGGCGCGCAGGCGGGGTTTCCCGCCGTGGGTAGTGTCGTCTCCTGCGTCGATGCGTTCCTCGTCTCCTGCGCGCTCCTGTGAGCTGGAACACGCTATGCCATAGTCACACCCGCGTGAGGATTTGCGCTCTGCTATATGTGGAGCCTTTGGCCATGAGGTTGATGAACTCATCCTTGGAGAAGTCGGACAGGCGGAATACTTCCTCCGGGCGCATACCGAGTTGCTTCCCGATCTCTTTTACGTCCTTTCCCTCAGCGAGCAGCTTCTTCACGATAGCCTTCATGGGTTCGAGCAGGTGTGTACCACGCGCGCGATTGTGCGTTATCGTGCCGTACATATCTTCGGCCGCGTCTGTGTGCGCGACGATGACAACAGGCACTTTACCGCCAAGCTTCGTATGCAGCGGCTCACGCCCTGCGACGGTCCAGCGGTGAAAACCATCAATGATGGTGAAATCAGGACGAACGACGATGGGCAGTGTCCAGCCGTTCGTCTCGATGGAACGAATGAGAAGGTCGAGGTTTTCCTCTGATACCTTGTTGGGGTTGTAGTCATTGGGCTTGAGCTTATCGCGGTCCACCCATTGCAGCGAGCCCAGCGGGGCGAAGATGTCAATGTCAGCCATGTGTTTCACCCCCTTCCACGCGGAACTTCTTGGCATACTCAGCGTAGGCGCCGTAGACGTTCTGATATACGGCGCGAAGGGTGCGCAGCTTGGGGTCGCCTGCAACAAGCGCATCGTGCATCTGCTTGTAGTCGCGCGGCCGGGCTACGCCGTCCACCTTGGTGTAGCAGCGGCGATATTGGACGGCGACGTGGCGGGTGGTGCTGTTGGTGAAATGGCGGTCGAAGTCCTCAAAGAGCATCTTTCGGACAAGCTCTTTATAATCGCGGTTGTCGGCAGCCTCGTTTTTGCGCCGGGTGCGCGAGCTGCGCTTGTACCATTCCGTGTCCCAGTAGAGCAGGGTCAGGTATGCGTTCGGCTCGCGCAGCTCTATCCTGCGCCAGAGATCGGGGTCTGTTTCGGCCACGTGCTTCAGGCCACGCAAAGAATCACAGGCGAAGAAATTGGATATGCGCAGAGAATGCCGGTTTTCGCCCGCCTGATAGATCCACAAATAGGCTTCGGGAATGTCCAGATGGTTGTCGCGGATATACATCCACACATCGTTGTCGCTCCAGTCGTAGATCGGGTAAATGGTGTTGTTGCCGGTGATGCCCTGAAAGCCGAGGTTGAGCGAGCTCATATATTGCAGCCGCTGCACCGATTCCGCCGCGCGCACGCCGGTCAGCATAATGCCGTCCTTCGTGATGCGCGGAAGAAAGCTCTGATAATTCATGCTGCCTGCTTCGGTCATGTACGGGCTTGACGTGATGGCAAAGGGAGGGGGCTTTCGCACCCACACGCTTTCCTTGCCAGGCTCCCATGTGACCCAGCTCTCGTCGTTGGTAAGCTGGTTGAAACAGGACACCTGTTTCAAGGGCAGGCAATACCAGTTGAACTTGGCTCCAGCCATAAGGAATTTCTTCCGCCAGAACTTCATCGCGTCGATGGAGCAGTCATAGATCGCTTCCTCGTCGATGAAAAGGCAGGTGAGCTGCCGGGCGTCGATCTCCCCGCGCTGGATCAGCTTATAGACCACATCCGCCATGCAGATGGAATCTTTGCCGCCGGACAGGCTCAGGTAGACCTTGACGCCGTTGGAGAACACATTGCGCACACGCAGACGCGCAGCGTCGACGCAGCTCATGGAGCCGAGTGCTCTCTTTACAGCCATATCTTTTCACCGCACTTCGGGCAGACGACATATTTGCCGACAGGCTGCGCCGTTTCGGCGCTCGCCGCAGCAGCGTCAGGAGCAGGCTCCGGCTGTGCGGCGCGCTCGGCTTCGGCCTTGCGGTATGTTTCGGCCGCACCGGCGATTTCCTCCTTTTTGCCCTCGGTGATCAGACCGTAGGAGGACATCATCTCGTCAATTTCCGCCTCATTCGCAACCAGCGAGCGCAGCAGCTCATCATCGAAACCAGGCACGTCCAGATCGTCGCCCAGCTCCGCGATGAACTCGTCAAAGGCTTTCATGTCATCAACGCCCAAATCAAAGATTCGATTGTCGGCCAGCATGAGTTTCTTTTTCTCGTTCTCGGTCAGGCCTTCGACCACATAGCAGTCCGCCTCGGTGCGCCCCATGGAGAGCAGCGTTTCATACAGGCCGTTGCCGGCGAGCATGACGTTGTTCTCGTCAATGACGATGGGGCGGATCTGGCCGAACATTTCGACCGAGCGCCGAAATTCCGTCAGCTGCTTGTCAGTGTGCATACGCACATTTCTCTCCGGGCGTTTCAGCTCGGAGAGCAGTTTCGTGACCGTCCTCATGCGCGCACCGCCTTTCGCTTCTCAGCGCAGTGCCAGACCAGCGCGGCGAGGATGCCGGCACCGACGAAGTAAATGCGCACCGACGCCATCAGCGTCCACATTCCCATCACACCGAGCGGAATCAGGATGTGCCACAGCAGGACCAGTCCGAGGTTGACGCACAGGCCGAGCCACCGGCCGAATGCAATATAAATGCTGTACATGGCACTCGACAGCGTAGATGTCCCGATCAAGGTAATCAGCACGGCTTTGAGCAGGCTCAGTGCGGGGGTGAATTGCGCCCACGCCAGCAGGAAGGTGATTGCCATATAGATGCCGAAGAACAGACCGCCCAGCGCAAAGGCGCGCTGCGTGTCCACCTTCTGCACGCCCTCGGCATTCTTTTCGTTGTAGTCCAGAATGCGGAAGAAGTACGGATAGGTGAACGGGCCGGGCAGCAACAGGAACGCTTTCCAGATACCGGCTTTCATGTTCTCCGGCTCAAGACCGAGGCCTATCACGTTCAGGTGTCCGCGGGAATGGATCAGCGCCGCGACCGTAACCACGACGGCCAGCGCATAGACCACGAGCCAGCCGAAGCCGTCCGTCAGGACGTTGCGGATCATGCCAAAACGGAGCAGGATAACGAGGAAAAAGACTGCGATGGCATACGCAATCCACGTTCCTCCGGATGCGCCCAGCGCAGTATCGGCAAAGACCGTCTGCATTCCGTTCATGGATAACCACGATTGGAAGATGCACATGACGCCGCAAGCCCACATCATAGGCTTGGAGCAGAACACTTCCCGCACCTTCGGGATTTTCAGTGCAGCCAGCCCGAACAGGACGCAGGCGAACGAGTTGCCGAGTACCCAGACCAGGGACGGGATAATCCCATAGGTCTGCGTCATGGCCACGCCGTTCATCAGCGATCCGATACCCGCCCATGTCGCACAGATACTCAGTGCGTAGTACAGCAGGGGATTGTTTTTGAACTTCTTCTTGATAGCGACAAACATATCGCTTCCTCCTTTGTGATTGTGCCTGCGGCCGGCATCGGTGGCGATCCGATACCCACCCAGACCAGACCTCGCGCAAAGGAGCAACGCGGGGCCGCAGCCTCCTTTCCAAAAAGAATGACGGCCATCCCTTTCGGGACGACCGTCTGGCTTATGTAGGATTTTACGAGTTTAACCATACTCCTATGTTCGCAAAACAGCAAGTAACACGTTGCAACAGCGCGTAACAGCTTTTAAGAGCCGAGGTAGCGGTAACACACCATCTTCACCGATTCTTCCGAATTACGGCCTCCTACGACCGCTGCGACCTCTTTCCATGTCAGCCCCCGCAGGAAGCGCAGCCGGAAGATGAAGCGCGTCTGCACGTCATCTATTGCGAAAATGAACGGTGCGATCAGCTCCTCGCTGGCCTTGACCTGCCGCTCTATCTGCTCCAGATCTGATTCTGCGTCTGCGATTTCTGATGCAAGGTCGCCAACCTTGTCCTTGACGCCGGGCGCGTGTGGCATACCTGTAATCACTGCTGCACCGGGGTAAGCCGCGTCGCGCAAAGATTGCAGCATTTCTTTTGTCGCCGAGAGCGTTTTCAACAGCTCAAGGTGCTGATTTAATTCCGTAAGCGTCAATGGCTCACCCCCATATTGTCATTACTTTTTGCTGGACTTCTGCGTGCCGGTTTCTCCAATCCGCATTTGCCGGTATGTAGGCTGCACGACCTCCACCGATACAACGCGGGTATCGCCGAAGCGCTCCAAATCCTGCGCGATCTGCTCCTTGATGCCGATGGCCTGTCCAGGCGGAGCATTCACATGAACTGTGATAATAAGCATGGTCACACCGTCTGATATTTGCGGCCCTTTTTGTTGTAGGCCATATCGACCGGCGCGCCGCAGATGAAGCAGGTGTATGTAAAGCAGTCGTCCGTAAGATTTGTCTGATAGCGGAAGCGCTGCCCACATTTGCAGCGAACATACATCGGCACGATGTCATTCAGCGGCGTCAAGCACCCGCAGTCGACGCAGCGGTAATTGGAAATAGGTGCCTTTGCGCAGAAGCCGTGAATCTTTCCACAGCCATGACACTTGATGAACAGGAATCCCTTGTATGCGACCGGCTTGTAGGTCTTACGGGGGTTCGCTGTGGGTGCGCTGGTGTCAACACCGGCCTGCGGGGCGGGGACTTCGTGCTTCGGGGCAATCTGCACCGGCTCAGGCGCTTTGACGTTGGCATTGGCGGGAAGCGTTGCACCGCGCCATTCCGGGCGGCAGTCCACACCGGAGCCGAGCGCACAGGTCCAGCGGTTTGCACCGCTGAATTCCTCCTTGATCCCGTGTCTGCAATACTCACAATTCCCGTTCAGCCAGAGCAGCGCAGCAATGTCAGTGTGAATGGCTTCAAAAACTTCTTCGAGCCCGTACAGTTCACTGGCAAGGTCAAAGAGTTTGCTGTAATCCTCATACTGAATGCGCCCTTCGGCGTTCAGTTCGTCGATATAGGCAATCAGGTTTTCATAGTGTCCCATCGGTTTCCTCCTTGCGGTCGCTGTTTCCGAGCAGTTCCTCTCCGCGTCGCTTTAGCCTTTGACGCGACTGCTTTTGCAGAGATTCAATATCGGCCAGCTTTTGTTCATAACCACGGATGACTTTCTCACGAAACTTTTTCATATGTGCCATCCTGATTTGCTCCGTTACCTTTTTGCGGCGCTCAATCAGCTCTCGGAATTCGGCGTCGGTCGTGAGGACTTGATACCGCCATGAGCACTTCGGACAGGTGAAATACTGGACTTCTATTTCACCGTCGGCCAGCGTCAGAATATCGGAGCGTCCCACCGAAAACTCTGCGCCGCATTTATTGCAAATAATTCTCTGCACACATCAGCCCTCCTTTGCGTACTTGTTTTTTCGCGGCGGGCATTCCAGCCCGCACCGGCTTGGGTCGTTCATGCACGGATTATTGCACTTGTGATGCTTTTTATGCCAGCAGTCAGCGCAGCAGCGCCGCTCCCGATACCGGTCACAGTAGAAATTGGAGCAGTACCGACCGTTATAAACACCATTGCTCACAGCATCACGTCCTCCTGTTCCGGCGTCGTCCCAGCTTCTTTTGTTTCCGCGCTATGCGCTTTTTTTCTTTGAGATTACGGCCAACCTTGTCGCGGCCGCGCTTATGGAAGCGTCCCTCGCCGGTGATGCGATTCGGCTTAACGACTGGCGCGCTCACAAAATCGGGGGAATATCGCGGCGATTCCGGTAACGCCCTGAAATTTTCCGCCAATTCCTCATAAACCGAATTCTGTATGAAGTCGTAGCTGGAACTGTCAATATATGCAGGCAGCTCCTCTGCCTCGTTGGTTTTCCGCAAAACAGTGACTATGCCCCGATCGTCAACCTCGCAGACCAACTCACATTCAGGCCAGCCGGTTTCACGGCTGACGGCCTTTTTTACCTCTTCAAGAGCCTTTTGGTTGATTGGAGTACCGAGAAACTGTTCGAGGGTTTTCAGATTAGATTCATTCATTTGCTACCTCCTGCATAGTTTCGTCCGCAATAAGAATTGTTCGTGGCTGCGACGGCTGCGAATCCACGTAGCACCAGCTCTGTGGAGCTGTTCGTATTGCACGAGTGTTCAAATATTCAGCGTATGAGCTGCGAGAGGGAACGCCGCTACCATCGTAGAGTTGCTCTACGAATTCGTCCGCACCCAGCGTCCCATAAGCATAAAAGGACGAGAGCGCCTTCGGGTTTTGGTAGATTTTCAGTTGCGTAATGACCCATCCGTAGCCTACGCTGTCGCCCAGGTAAGCAAGAAGCGCCCCGACAGGCATACAAGCTGCGTCAGCAAGTACCGGCAAAGTTTTTTTGTCAGAGCCAAGCTTGATGACCTTCTCACAGACGAACTCTCCGACAACCGTCCCGCGTTCGAGCGATTTCCCAACGCAATCCTTCTGGATTCTTTCAATTCCGCTCAATGTGCAATAGACATAGCACTTAAACGGTACTTCGAGCCTTGGGTGCGTCTTGCGAATTTCTAAAATCTTTTCTCCTTGGGCGATTTTTGCGCACCATTCCGGACGAATGCTAATAAGCACACTTTTATCCATTTGAGCCCTCCAGCATGAGCTGCCCTGTCGCATACGCCTGATAGAGCGTCCTGCCATTTTTGTCGGTGAGATACGGGAAGAACACTTCATCAACGGCCACGTCGCAGGATTCTACAAGCGCGAGCTGCGCCAGCACCCAGTCGCGGATGTTCCTCCACGCCGTTCTTTCAGCCTGCGCACGGTCAGCCTTGACTTTCTGTGCTGCGAACACTCGCAGCGTCCCATCCACGGCTGCAGGGAGCCGGAAGCCCCTCGCGCCGGCCGCGGTCTCAACGGCGAACGTGACCGCTGTCGGCTTTCCAGATTCGTAGTCCACCATGATTTTTGTCGCGCCAGCGCGGGCAAGCGCGCCCTGGATCTCGCCGAGGCTCGTGTAGATGTCCACGCCGCTGGTATAATTTTTAATTGCCATTTTGCTTTACCTCTTGAAATTGCCCGCCGCCCGGCAGCTCCCCCAGTGGGGAGCGAAGCCGGTGCCGGTGGCCTTGTGAGGATCTTCCGTGTACTCGCAGGAGATAACCTCGCCGTTCGGCGTCACGATCTTCTTGCTGCCGGAGCGGGGTTTTTCGATGTAATAGCGTGGGGCGGCATCACACGGCATGGCCTTTCCGCCGGGCGTCCCAATCCAGACGATAGCTGCGCCGCAGCCCTTGCAGGTGGCCGATCTCATCATCGCTCAGCCTCCTCGAACTCGGCGATTGCCGACAACGAATAATACCGCTGACCCATAGCAATAATCTTCCGAACATCCGCATCGGCATCGTTGCCATCGCCCACACCAATGTAATATTTCCAGCACTCCTCATTTTCGTCGTAACACTTGACGAGGCCGACAGGGAGTTCCCCTGTGCAGCACAACCACATAACCTGCAGGTTACTCATTGAAGCTCCTTTCATGCGCCGAGCTTTGCCCCTCGGCTGGGACTGTTTATTATTTTCTGCTCATGCCGTTGACGCGGCACCAGTGCCGCTGAGCCTCTTTTTTTCTCGCAGTACGGCAGGCTGCGCAGAAGCGATTTTCCTTGCGTTCGTAGAAGGTAGCACCGCACCGTGCACAATACTGTGGCCGAATGCGCCGGAACTCCGCGCAGGAATCACAATCCGTGCACCCCGCGGAGCATCCACCGACATTATCCCAGTTCATGCACATAAACCGCTGCCAGTAGGGGTCATAGCCAAGGTCGTTCATACGCTTGCGAAGCAATGCGTCCAGCGCGGATAAATCGTTCCTGACCTGCTGGCGAGTGCGGGAGATGTAGAAACCGTGACGGACGTCCATTTCCGGCGCGCCAGCTCCCCACACGCCATCACCGAGCATTTCCCGCACCTTATCGGCATTTTCGGTCAAATAGTCGTTGTAGACCTTAGAGCGGACACATTTTTCAGAGCGTCCAACCGCCTTGCCTATGGCGGCATAGCTGTCACCGCGGCGAATGCCGTCGGCCAGAATTTCAAAATCTTCGTCGGTCCATGTGCTGCGCTTGCCGGTCGACTTCATTGCAACGGGGCGGTCCTTAATGCCGAGGTCGCGGCAGCGGCGGGCTATCGCGCCGTGAGAGCGGTGCATCATTTCGGAAATCTCGACCCATGAGTATCTGTGCTTGCTGAGCAGCATCTTAAGGCGGGAGTCCTCGACCTCGCTCCACGGGTCTTTCCTCTGAATTGCGTATGCATCGAAGTCTTTCTTGCGCTGTTCTGTGACCCAGTCTGGCTCCATTCCCAGTGCCATCGGCTCCATCTTTGAAAAGTCAATAAATGAGCGGTTTTTCTCGGCCCAGCTCCAGAACTCATCTATGTAGACCACGCGGAAACTGCAGCGATCAACCTTTTTTGTATGGACGGGCATGCCACGATTCTCGACCCAGCTTTTCATTTTGTAGCTATATGATTTATCGCTGCCCGTTGCTGCGGCTAACAGCTGGTTCAACGTGACATATTCGCCAGCCATCAAAACCGCACCCAGACCGAGGCGGTGGGCTCTGATTTTAACGGCATTCGTTGTACGATTGAGCTTGTTTGCGATGGCCGGGATAGAGACCTGCCCCCACTTTTCCATTAAATATTCTTCTTCATCGGGCTTCCATGTGCGTTTTCCAGGGGGCGGCGATTGTCGCATTCTGTTCCCTCCCATCAAAATAGAGTGAGCTGGCCGGTTTTCGTTTCCGCCAGCGGTTGAGCCTGTTCCGGCGGCGCGGCAGGCACCGGTGGCTCTGCCGGTACCTGCTCTGCCGCGTTCCGGAACAGGAGATCCATTTGCGCCCCAATGCGGCGGTAGTGCCAGCAATCGCGGTAAAACATCGGGGTGTACCACACTTGCGGGCCGTCGATCGGCAGCAGACCTCGCCGGTCAAGGCAGGTCGATGGATGCGAGAGCGAATCGGCTACGACCACATAGCCGGGGCAGCCGAGCAGGCTCAGCTGGATATAGCACATACAGCCAGCGAGGAAATCAATGTCCTGTGCCACGAACAAAACAGATGTCTGATAGTTGACGTCTCGTCTCCGGCACTCGTTGGCAAATGCAATCAGCAGCGCACCGGCTCCGCAAGCGGGGTCATTTACGGACACCCAGCCCTGCTTCTTTATCTGCTCCGTCATATCGGGGGCATATGTCATAGAGGACATTGCCCTGCAAACATCGTATGGGGTGAAGAATTGGCCCTTCCACTCATTTCCGAGGCCGAGCGTCATAAACAGCTCGCCGAGGAAATCTTGGTCAGGATCGCGCTCAAGCTCGGCTATGACCTCGAACAGCATATCCGAAAAGGCTTCAAGCTCTTTGGCGGAATACTTACATGCTCGATCGCGGTACATTGCTTCCCGCTCTTTGACATACGGACCGCCGGTGGCATTGGCAATGGCAATAGCGGACATGATGATGAAATCCTGCCAAATATCCCAGTGCGAATATTTCCCGCTCAGCCCGTCTATGAGCCGGACGATGTTCTTCTGGCTTTCTCCCCTAAGATGCCGCAGGGCGCTCCTCATGGCTTAGCCCTCCGTGTCCGCGGCCGGAGTGCTTTCGGCCTTGGCTTCGCTTACAGCCAGCTCACGGCCACGCTCCACACCGCGCATATACACACGGTACAGGTAGGCGGTCAGCTGTCCTTTGTCCATATGCTTGATGGCCTTGTAATCGGAGCGGGAGAGGACGGGCATCTGATCGGTGTTACTCATTGTCTACACCCTCCTCGATGTCGTCAGGCTCGTCAGCGGCCAGCACCTCGCGCGGCTCAGAGCCGTTGTACGGGCCGATGACGCCCAGCTCCTCCAGCGCATCAAGGATACGCGCGGCCTTGGCGTAGCCGATGTTCATACGGCGTTGCAACAGGCTTGCCGTGGCTTTATTCTCTGCCCGCACAATGGCGGTCGCCTGCTGGATGTCGGGGTCGTCCTCATCAAGCTCTGAGCCGAAGTCCTCCGGCTCGTCGGCATCCTCCACTTCGTCCTCGATGTCCTCGTCAGCGGCTTCGTCTTCGTCGATAACCGGCATCAGGCCGGTGCGCAGCGCACCCTTTTCCATGACATCACGGAAGAAATACTGCTGCCAGTAAGTAATCATCTTGACCAGCACGGTTTCGATTTTGGTGCGGAGCGTCTTACTGATGGTGAAGGTGCCGCCGGTGACCTTGGTATCAAGCGTACCGTCCTCGAAAATCCACGTCATAACGGCATCAGGGCTGCGATAGCCGACCTCCTCGACGTTCTCCAGCATCGAAATCTGCGCGTCCATTCCCGACACGGGCTTGATGGAAAAGGTGATGGGGTACTTGTCCTTCACGAAGCGATAGACAAGATCGTGCTCGTCGCACAGGCCCTGCATCTTCTTTTTCTGCGCTTCGTACATAGAAATTTCGCTCATGGTAAATCTCCTTTCATTTCAGTTGAGCAGAAGCAGCGTGCCGTTCCACGCCGTCTGCACACGGTATTTCTCCAAATCAGCCTCGGTCACATACTTCCGGCCGAAATGCTCTTTCATACGCGCCCACACATCCCACGGGACGCGGTAGACCTCGCCGGAGCTGAATCCGGCAACCACAAAGCACCTTGCGCCGAGCGCCTGATGACGCTCCATGTAGTCCTGCTGGGTCTGGAGGACGCGGCTCTGCTCCATGCGGTCAGCGGCGGTGAACTTCGCCTCAAACATGACCGTGCGGCCGCCCTTGATCGTACCCTTGTAGTCCGGCTGCGCCTGCTTTGCATAGAAAGCGATAAACTTTCCGTTCCCAAGGCTTTTGGTGGGATGCATCGGCTCAGGCGTCTTTTCAACGATGGCGAATCCCTTCTGCGCGTAGTAGGCGAAAGAATCATCCAGCCGCTGTTCAAACTGTGCGCCGCGCGCCTTGGCGATTTTGCCGAGCAGCTGCCGCTTCGGGTCTTTCTTTGCCGTCATGACAGGTACCCTCCCAGCCACAGGCCACCGGCGAACATAGCCAGACCGGCAGCGCCTTGCCACAGGATGCGGCTCATGGGAATAAGGTCGTAGTCACTGGCGCCGGCCGTGCCGATCATGACCACAAATCCGATTGCTGCAACGACCGCACACGCTCGTCTGAATCTCTTTCGTGCCATAGTCTCACTCCCAGATGTACTCACGGCAGAAAACGTGATCGCCGATTTTGCGCCATACGCGGTCGTTTTCCCCACTGCGGGAGAAGAACACCACGTCGGGGTCGGTGAGCGTGTCACCGTACAGCGCTTCGTTGATGGCGTCATATTGCGCTTGCGTCGGCGTCACTGTGCCGAGCAGGGAGATCGTCGAGAACTGCGGGACGTCGGTTCCTTCACCCTGATGCAGCACGTCATGCACGGTATCGGGAAAGCCGCTGTGCAGCACACGGTTGAACACTACCTCGACTACGGCCTGTTGCCCCTCGGCGCTCTGATTGCCAGCTTCCAGAAATAAAATCTCCGCCAGTTCCTCAAGCTCCTCGTCCGTCATGTCGATGTAGACATATCGGGCAGCGCGAGCGGGCTTATCCCACGCGGGATTAACTTGCTCGACCTCTGGCTGCGTCTCGATCACGACCGCTTCTGGCATTGATACGGCGGGCAAATCTAACTTGCTGGTAATTTGCTGCGCGGGAGCAGGATCATCCCCGCCAGCGCTGATACGAAAAACGATGACACAGGTCAAAGCCGCAAACAGGCAGACAAGCAGCGCCGACAGGGCTTTCGTGTTTCTTTTTCGATTCATGTTTTCCCTCCTATCTGCTTCACGCCAGCGCCAACCGCTTTACGCGGGCCGCCGCCGAGGGCGTTGGTCTGGCGAAGCACTTTTTCATACGCTTCTACGAATTTGCTGTAGTTGTATTCCTCGACCATTTCCTTATGGCCGTCTCCGAACGTGCGCTCCTCCTTGATGACAATGCAATCCGGGCCGCCGATCATTTCAATGGCGCGGCGTATGCCTGAATCTTCCGGCAGCATGGCAAAAAATTCTTGGGGAGATTTTTCAAACACGTCTATTTCAAGCCTTACCCGATTCCATGCGCTGCCTATTTGCGCCTTTACCTCGGACTGGACAGCTTCGGCTTTTGCCTTGAACTCCGCGATGGTCGGCGGGTATTTGCACTCGCGCACGAGCTTCATCACGGCCTGACAGCCTGTCCAATAGTCAATCTCCGGCAGCGCCGTCACCCAAAGATTGATGGTCGGGCCGAGTTTGGCGACGCCGCCCTTGAATACCTCGGCATTGGGATAGGCAAGCAGCATGACGGCGAAAATCTCTGACATTTCCTTGTGCGTCATTGGTAGTCCTCACTGGCATACATTTGGTGGAGCTGCTGCAGGTCGCCCATTGCCGATTCGCTGGCGCTCGGCCTACCGCCGTTGCCGTTGCTCCGGATGCCCCAGCGCTCACGGTTGCACTTGCGGACGACGAGATTCCAGTCTTTCCACTTGTTCTTGTTCCCGTTGGACTGAGCTGATTCGTCCAGATATGTAATGCAGCGCATGAGTTCATCTTCGCCGAGATCGTCCAGCAGGCGGGTATACTCATCATCCGTGAGCCGCACCCAGCCGTATGCACCGTACTTATGACGGGGAATTTCCGGCTTTTCATCTGTGGCCGGGTCGTAGGGAGTGGCGACATTCTCACGCTCGTTGTAGCGTGCTGCCAGGTACTCACGGAAGCGGTCACATTTGACCTTACGGATCTCATTCAGCAGTGGCCTGTTCAATTTGTCTGAGGCCGTCCAGTTGTAACGCCACCAATTCAAGATCAGCAGTTCTTTCGTCCCGACGTCATAGCGGAGCACATCATGCGAGTTGTCCAGCCGTCGCAGCAAATGCCGCACAGAATCCGTGTTGTAGCCTGTTTCGTTGGCAATCTGCTTGACACTAATCTCATAGCATCCGCACAAATTGGTGTGAGGGTTGGTCATGCAGTAGAGATAGATGTACCTGTCCTCCGGCGTGAAGTCGTCCACAACCTTGCTATCCGTCCAAAAGTCCATGCTGATATTCCGATAATTTGCCATTGTGTTTCACCTCCTTGTGGAGCCGCCCGGATAACCGGGCGGTCACACATCAGAACGGAAGCTCTCCGTCGTCCTCGTCCACGGGCGAAAAGCCGCCGCCATAATCGGAAGCAGGATAGCCGCCAGCGGGTGCACCGTAACTGCTGGCCGGAGCGGCACCGTAGCCTTGCGGCTGATAGCCGCCCTGATATCCGCCGCCGTCACCATCGCGCTTGCTGTCACCGAAATAGACATTGTCGGCTACGATTTCTGCGCTGCGGCGTTTATTGCCGTTATTGTCTGTCCAGTCACGGAGCTGGAGCCTGCCTTCCACCACAGCCATGCGGCCTTTAGCGAAATACTTGCAGACAAATTCCGCCGTCTGGCGCCACGCAACGACGTCGATAAAGTCCGTTTCCTTTTCTCCACTTTGGGATTTGAAATCACGGTCGCAGGCCACGGAGAACGAGGTCACGGCAAGGCCGGACTGAGTGCGGCGCAGTTCAGGGTCGCGGGTCAGACGGCCCATGACGACGATCTTATTCAGCATCGGACTTGTCCTCCATCGTTACCGATGTGTCAATCGTCAGCATTTTCATGCGGTATGCTCTGCTGCGTGCAGACTTGATTGCCGCAAATACCTTTTCCGCGCTATAACTGCTGCCGTCCGAGAGGGTCTCCTCCAGCACGTCACGCTCGGTTTCGGCACGAATCAACTCCTCGTAGCGGTCCTGCGGGACGAGGACGAATCCGGGGTCAAGGCAAAGCTCTGCAAACAAATCAGCGGGTTCCTTTTTGAAATTTTCCATTGTCGAAATCTCCTTTCGAATCATCTATGATTTTGATGACCTGTTGACACCGCTCAATGTCAAACATACCGATGTGGGTCTTGGCCGTCGGCAGGCCCATCTTTTCAGCGAGCCACGCATAAGCGGCATTGCGCCGATGGTAAAACGGGCTGGAGCGGTACATCCAGAGCGGGTCGAAAGCGGCGTGGGCTTTCACCTTCCACGAGCGGAGCGCGGCGTCGGCCAACCGGCCCAGCGGCTTATCCGTCCGACCGTGACAGCCGACATACGCGCCGCAGTTCCGGCAGAGGTAGGCGGTGTGGCCGAAGCTGCGGCCGTAGATTTCGGAATCATCGACCAGCGCGGCTTCGTGGCCGCAGTAATCGCAGTAGACTTTCATGGATGCCAAGCCTCCTTATAGCGGGCAAGCTGCTCCGGCGTGTCGGTCTGAATGCCGACTTCCTGGCACTCCGAAATGACGCCATCCAAAAAAGCAGCCATTTCCTTGGAGGAATATTCGCTGGTACCCTTGATTGCCCGGTAATGAATGAACTTCTTGCCGTCGATGTAGCCCGCGCCAACCTCGGCGTAGTGACGGGCCACCAACGAGGGCGGGATGCCCTCGCGCAGTGAAAAGAGCACTTTGCACTCGTTTCCTGCCTCGTCGGTGTAGGTTTCGCCGGTGCCGTAGCGCCGGAGCATATCTTCGTAGACCGAATCCTTGTCCGACCTCACGGCGACGGCCAGCTGCTCGATCAGCGACCATGCGTAATTGTTGGCGTTCAGGCTGCGCGGTGTCGCACGACGCTTGATGGTAAACGTGATTTCCTGCTCACCCAGCTCGTCCCACAGCTTTTTGCAGCTCTCGCGGGTGGTGAGCGTCAGGACACTTTCGCCGCTGCGCGCAAATGACCAGTCTTTCAGCTTCCCGTTCATAGCGCTTTCCAGTGCTCCTGATAGACAGACATCAGATCGACGGCGCGCAGCCAATCGAAGAAGTCTGCAATCACGGGGCGAATGTCACCGGCTTCATCGCGCCGGTAGGTTTCCGGCCACACAGCGCTGCCATTGCTGACGAGGTATGTAAAACGGTCAGCTTCGGGGATCAGCTCGAAATAGGTGGGATGCTGAGTGCTGGAAAAATACTTGCCGGGGTCGTAGCCCTTGGAAAACTTGATGTCGATGATCTCTCCGGCTTTCAGACAGTCCAACCACCCGTACAGCAGCAGTTCCATATCGCCGACCATAAGGGCCTTTTTCGCCTTGTACTGGAGGATGCCGCCGGCGCACCGGCGCGCAACCTTTTCGGCGGCGGAATACCACTGCTCGCTCGGATCTGCGTTGCCATTGATGATGGCCGTCACCAAATTCTCAAAGCGGATGCCATTCTGCATAGCTTCGGTGGTGGGCGTCGGCTCACGCCGCAGCGTCGCCATGAACTCTCCCATGGGGTCGCTCTCCGAAGTCGCGTCCTCGTAGGGATTCTCCCGCATGGTGTAGAGCCACGAGGTCAGCAGGGAATGCGTCATCAGGTAGCGCATTACTCCGCCTCCTTTGCCTCCGCAGGCGCTGGCGTGTACTTCTTCAAAACCTTGTCGAAGAACAGGCCGCATTCCTTGATTTTCTTATTCCAGAGCACACCCAGCTCCTTGTTAGAGGTCAGCGCGTGCTTGATGGCCTGATACTTCGGCATAGCCGCATTCGCGGTGTCGGCGTCAACGATGCCGGCGATGATGGCGCTACCCTCGACCATCGCGGCCTCATAGGTGGCCTGATCGGCGGCGTTCTGCTCAACCTCCGCGGTGGCCTTGGTGTTGTACTCGGCAAACAGCTTCGTCAGGAAGTCGTTGGGGCTGGACGGGCCGAGTGCAGGAATCTTGCGAATGCCGGAGATGCCGCGCGTACCCTTGGCAAAGTACCGCTCGCAGTTCGAGAATCCGATGGTGCGGTCGTTGCCGTAAATCTCCACAAAGCCGCCGAGATCCATAGGCTCCCAGACGTTGTTCTTGGTCTGGCCCTCGACCTTGATGCGGAGACGGACGTTATCGCCATCCTTTTCCTCGGTCGCGTGGAACACGATCACGATGTTCTTCTGAAGCTCATAGAAGCAGTAGTCCATCAGGCGGACGAACTCCTTGCCAACGAAGCCATAGCCTTTGAGCGACAGGCTGCCGTCGCGCTGGCCATACTTGGGGTCCTTCTTGATGGCCCACAGGGACATCAAGGAAATGAGTTTGCCGCCGGTATCGAAAACCAGCGTGTCATAGTCCCTGAGATTTTCGGGAACGAGGTCGCTCAGGATTTCATCGTAGTTCTTGGGCTGGATGTATGGCTTGCGGTAGCGCGGCTCGATACGGTCAATGCCGAAATCGACGTCGATGTGCAGCGGGTTCGGGGCGGACAGGGCCAGCGTGGACTTGCCGATGCCAGGATAACCGGCAATCAGCATACGGATTTTCTTTGCGCCCTCCTGAATATCGTTAGGGTTTCTGATCATGGTAATAGCTCCTTTCAGTCAGCGACAACTTCGTGCCGCAAGGTGATAATTTCGTGGCAGCGGCGGTTATAATTGCCGTCGCGGTACATCTGGGTCCTCATAAACGAATCCTCGTTGTAAATGCTGGAGCAGTTCACGATGCCCTCGGTCTTGTCGGGGTGGTAAACGCGGAACGCAGCGCAGGCCGCGTGGATATCCGGGGCATCAACTTCCGTCCAGCCGCCGAAAAACGGCTGACCGTCCGTGCCGTAGGTGAAATAAAACCTTGCCATTACTGTCCCTCGCTTTCCCACTTGATGTCGCCGCCGCTCTCGCTGATGGCCATTGCACCGAGGAATTTAATATCCTCCTCGTCCAGTCCAATGAGATCCCGTTCTCCGGCATCGGTATAGCCATCTTTGAGAAGCACGATGTCTCCGACAATGGGGTTTCCGTGGTAAATCGTTCCGTAGAGAAAACTCCCGAACCGGTTCCACGGCAAATTTTGCAGCAAGCCCTCTTCGTTGACGACCATGCAGAACGGATCGGGCAGACCCTTCGGGTGTACGACCTCAATCCATCCGCCGACAGCCTTTCCGATGGTCTCATAGGCAGGCTCGTCGAACTCCCTGACCTGCATCTTGTTTTCGGTATTGATAACCAGTCCTTTCATCATTGCTCCTTTCCGGGGAAGCACTCAGGCTCCTCCCAAGCGTCGGACTGCTTGATGCAGATATCGCAGCCGACGATATTCAAATCTTTGTCTCTGAAAACTTCCTCGCACTCTTCGCCGCAGGCAGGGCAGCGGGGGAAGATTGGCTCCTTGCCGTCCGGGAAGCCGGTGCGCTCCATGTTTCTGATCACGGGGTGGTCAGGCAGGTCACAGCTCATTTCGTGTCACCCGCTTCCTTGATGTAGCGGCGGACAATAGCTGTAAGCAGGTCCTGCATGGTGGCGTAGCCCTCGGCCGCTACAAGCCGTTGCAACGCCGCATAATCGGCATCTTCAAGCCTTGCTGAGATACGACAGGTCAGACGCCGGTTATCCTTTTTGGGCGCTTTCCGCGCCGTTGCCAGCTCCGGTGCGAAGCGGGCGTAGAGTGCTGCCATCGCGTCTGGCCGCAGGCTCACACCGTAGGCCTCGCCGTTCTCGCATTTGCTCTGAACGGTCTTGTCGTACTTCGGATAGAGCTCCTGCACGACGGCCACCATTTCTTTTGCCGGAATCTGTTTCGCAAGCCGCAGCTCCCTCAGTTCCTCCAACACGGCGGCACCTCCTTTGTCCTTGACGCGGCTCGACCCGACTGATAAACTAAATACGGGTATCCAGTTACCTGAGTCCGTTCCCGTTGCGCCGGGGGCGGGCTCTTTTTTGCTTCTGCACGGCAATCACAGGCCTCGCCGGGGTCGTTATTGCTGCCGCAGTTCGGGCAAGTCCGGTAATATGCCATTCTTCATCAGCTCCTTTCACTTCGCGGCCACAGCCGCTTTTCTGGCGGCGGTTCTTGCGTCCAACGCTGCACGGCCTCCCGGCTGGCGCAGGATTCCGTAAATCAGATCCAGCGTCGCCGCAGCCAAATTGTCCCGCACATGATCAGGAATCTCCGCCGTGTTGATGTGTACCTCGCTCACCAGCTCACCTTCTAGAGTTGCGCCGGTTTCGTTCCGAAAAACTTCTCGCAAAACCGTCACCTCCTCGTTAGTGTTTAATCGGCTAAACACTCTCGGTAAAAAAAATACGGTCAACGCTGGTGTTGAGGGCCTGCGCAAGTTTGACCAAGGTTTTGGATGTGGTGGTTTTGTTTGTGCCGTTTTCGAGGGCAGAGATGGTTCCACGGCTCACACCGCTCTTTTCCGCCAACTCTTCCTGCGTCATTTTCAGCGCTTCTCGGAACTCTTTGATTTTGTATCCCATGCGTAATCCTCCTTTCTTTGTCGTCGTAGTGTTTAACCGATTGCACAGTCATAGTACACCATGCTTTGTACCATGTCAAGTGGGCTAAACAAAAAATGTTCAATAAATTTCACAATCGCGTTGACAGGCCGCGCCTCTCAATGTATAATATGTTAAACAAAAAACGCACGCAACGGAGGCAGTAAGCCATGACACTCGGAGAACTTGTTATTACTTTTCGTACCGAAAAAGACCTGTCCCAGCGGCAGTTTGCCGCTTTATGCGGACTGTCTAACGGTTATATTTCCATGCTCGAAAAGAACGTGAATCCCAAAACCGGGCAGCCCGTTACTCCGTCGCTTCCTGCTTTGAAAAAAATCGCAAGGGGAATGGGGCTGACGCTCAATGACCTCTTTCTGAAAGCAGATGATATGCCCGTTGATCTGCTTCGGGATGGAGACGAAAAAAGCACGCTCATCTCCGGCGCCGAAGATGAGCGTGAACTTGAAGTTATGCAGTTGTTTGAATCTCTTTCAGAATCTCAGCGTTCTGAGGCCCTAAACTATCTTCGCTATCTTGCAACGAATGGAGATAAGCAATAAATTCGGCTTGCTTTTCAGGAGGCAGGCGCAGAAAAACCCCTCTCACATCGTTCCAGCGCAGTTCTCTCATGTAGATTTTCTCCTCTCGTTATGATGCCTGCCGACAGCATTCATAGTATATCAGAAAACCGACTTTTTTGCAGGAAAAGATATATTATCACATTCGACCGAATTTGCGAAAGTGAGGACGCTTTCATG